TCATCAAATCGTTTTTCTAATACGTCGTTCCGGATGCCAGCCCGTCTCAGATAGGTCAACCCTCGAAGCAGGGCATCCGCCTCGGCTAAGTCCGGATGTAACTCGGCATACCGTTTCTCTATCCGCCGCTTATGCCGGACGCTGGTAAACGAATATAGCTCGTACTCGTTTATATGCTTATCCGATACCCCATTGAATTTATCCCGGAACCGCTGTAACTCTGCATCCAGTTCACGGATATAATCGCCCAGAAATTTCGGCTTACTGATAGCCGGTGCCGCCAGATACTCGTTGACTACCTCGTCGCATAGCGCGTATAATAGCCAGCTTCCGCTTTTAAACTTCTTCGGTGGTCGTTTCATTATCTTCTGTGTCGCCACCAACTGTCTGTACAGTTCATACTTTTCTGTAAGACTCGTTTGACTTTGTGCGATTTTTCGCACAATATCTTCTAGCTGCTCGGATTTCTTTTTCTTCAATCCAGGTCTCTCCGTTCTCTGCGCATCAATCCTCCAAGACTCATGCCTCCGGATAGTCCCAGATTCCCGCCGCGTCCGTGGTCGCTTAAGGTGTACCCATGCCGCCAGTAGTCCTTTTCGTGCTTCTGGCAGCAGAACACGGTCCGCCTGTCCTCTGGGTCCGCTATCTGCACCAGACGATGGCACCAGCGGCAGTAAAACTCCCGGATAATCGGCACTCCCGGTTCTGGCTCTCTATGTATCGTTTGATGGTGCTTAAGCCAGATTTTACTGCATCGCTGTGAGCATCGTTTCTGGTCTTTCCGACGTGGCGTAAACTCTTTATGGCATACAGGACATACCCGTTTTAAAGATTCTCCGTCAACCATCAACGCCAGCTCCTTTAACCCAGTTAATCCGTGTTATCATCTCATCGATGATGCAGCATTCATTATCCGGATATTTTGCCCAATGATTAAAGGGGCACCCAGTACATACATCTTGCTTCTCGCATACCCGTTCCCTCAGCTCAGCAAGACCATTCAACAGTTCCTGGCTTGTCATACACTTATCATCTCCTGTCTATGTATACAGCACTTCCATCCGCAGTACGGAGCCTGTAGCTGCCTCACATGTATATCGTGTCAATGTAAGGTCTTCGTCATACGGGCAGCCATCCAGATACATCTGGGACCGTTTCAGCTTGGTAGAGATATCCCGAATCCGCCCCGTGTCATCGGTGATTAAATAATAGACTTTCCTCGTCTTTATCTGCATAGCCCTACCCCTTTTCTACGGTTCCTTTCACCTGTTCGGATAACTGCTTGCTTGCCTTGAATCCGGGTATCCGCATTTCCGGAATCGGAATTTTCTCCCCGGTCCAGGGATTACGCCCTTCCCGGGCCGAACGTTTGCGGACATTGAAGATGCCGAAGCCCGTGAGGCGGACGTCCCCGCCTGCCACCAATTCCTCCGTGATAATTTCCAGCACGGCATCCAGTGCCCGTGTCGTATCAGCTTTCGTCAGGCCTGCTCTGGTCGCTGCGAATGTAATCAGTGTTTGCTTGTTCATGTTGGTTCCTCCTTAATCTTTCGGAAATGGGGCGATTGGCGCCCAGAACGCCACCTCATTAACAGATACGGGCCGTGTGATCATATCGACGACCCAGTGGTCACCGTAAAAGGCTCCGCCGGTCACAATCGGAATCGGCGCCTTCACATGCATGCCTACCAGGACGCGAATCCTCGGTTCTGGTAATTGCTCGGTAGTTCGTACCCATTTCATGGTATTTCCTCCTATTTTCAGGTAATCGGTACATTATGCCAGTATAGATGCTCCTGCGGTTTATGCAGGAGACTGGAATTCTCCAATTCCCCCAGATTGTGGAAGACAGGAATCTTACGGCCTTCAGCAAACGCCTTTTCCACCAGACATCCTGTACTGTGTTCCCAGTCACCTGTAAGTACGATGGCATCGCATACACCAAGCAGGTCCAGGCAGTGTTCCATGACCTGCAGATACGACAATTTAGCGACATGGACTGCGCGCATTGCGTCCAAGGGGTTCAGGAATGTATGGCCCGGCAAGCTTTCCATCAACTCTGCCGTAATGTACATGGCTTCCATACGGTTCTCTTCCTCATTCCCGGTAAACGGGTGTGAAACATAAATCAGCATTGGCACTACCTCCTTTTAATCGTCACCGAAAATACGGTCCTTCAGCATATCGTGTTCCGCCCGTTCTACTTCTTCCGGAGTCGGCATGGTCGTACCTTTCTTAGGCCGTCCACGGTGCTTAACCGGTGCTGTCGTTTCTGCAGGTTTCGTGGCAGCCTTTTGTTTCGGATCCTTTTCTGGTACCATCTTCGGCTTTTCCTGTGGTACTTCAGGCTTCACCGGTTCTACCGGCTTTTCCGGATGTTCAATCGGCGTTTCCAACGGCTTAATGTTCGGTGTAACCGCCTTTACGATAGCCATTACCAACTCGTCGCTTCCTGTTATATCAATATGCAGCTCCATTCTCATTACCCCTTTCGCTGTCTTTTAAATGCTACATACTTCCCATAGGACAGACCTGCTGCTCGTGCTGCCGCAAGAGTCTGACCTAAATGACTCATAACTGCTTTTTTCTGCCTATCCATAGCCTGTCCCCTGCGTATCGCTTTAACGCCCCGTATGTACCGCCGATTACAGCTCAGTATGTGATGCAGGGTACGGCATTCAGGGCTACAGGTAAACGTGCCCCGCACGGGATGTGCAATCGGCTTGCCACAGATGATACAGTGCGTGACCGGCTCACCATGCGCCGTGGCCTTTTCCCTGCGCTCCAGCACCTGGTTAATACAATCATCGCAAAAAACGGAATTCGTTCTGGGCGGGGTGTATGATTTACCGCATAAGCGACATATCTTCGTGCCCATCAGATCCTCAGCTCCCCGTTCTCAGCCTCATACCGTTTTAGGGCCTGATACTGCAGCCCGCATTCCAGCTGCAGGCATTTCATATATTCTAAGATGTGCGTCACACCGTCACGGATGAACCAGGCGTAGCTCTTGATACGGCGCTGTATCCGCTGTATCCGTTTCGGTCCGAAGCCGTACAGGTCATGCAATGCCAGGAAAATCAGGGTATACGTGGCATCGACTCCCGCCTCAGCCCCATAATTCTCGGTATGCCCGGTGTACTTCAGGCCTTTCAGCAGGGCCCGCGTAAAGTCCAGCTTTAACTGCAAGTCCAGTCCATACTGGTCCAGACGGTTACGATAGGCCGTGAACTTATCACCGTTGCCCTCAATCTCGTGGCTATATGCACCGACCTTATCCGTGATACGGCATAACCGTTTCTGACTGAACTTCAGCGCGTCATCGTCATGCAGCGCCATGTAAATCAGCACCGATGTCGATATCGTGGCACCGTTGGCCGCGATTTTACCTCTGTCCTGCATCATGTTCTTCCTCCTCTCGTATCCGGCTGATGCGGGCCTTCACGGCTTCCAGCATACCGTCCTGTCCTTTACGTTTCTCCTGCAGGGCCCGCATCACGTCCTCGTCGATAGTCCCTTCGGCGATGAGGTGATGGATGACGACGGTGTGCTGCTGACCGCTCCGGTGCAGCCGCTTGTTTGCCTGCTGATACAATTCCAGGCTCCATGTCATGCTGAACCAGACGATGAGGCTTCCGCCTTTCTGCAGGTTCAGCCCATGTCCGGCCGATGCCGGATGCACCAGCATCATCTCTATCTTACCTTCGTTCCAGCCCCGGATATCGGCAGCGCTTACCAGCTGCCGGGCTTTCGGGAACGCCCGCTTCAGCCGTTCCAGGTCATGCTTGAACCAGTAGAACACCAGCAGCGGACGTCTGGCGTTCGCCTCGACGATATCCGCCAGTGCGTCCAGTTTGGCCTGATGCATCTCGATAACAGCACCATTTTCGTCATAGGCGGCCCCGTTGGCCATCTGCAGCAGTTTGTTGCTCAGGACAGCGGCTGTGCTGGCCACGATGTCCGTGTCATTGTCCAGTTCCAGTACAAGATCTTTTTCCAGCCGTTTGTACTTCATTTTGACCGCTTCCGGCAGTTTGACCTTTACCGTGTTGTACAGGACCGGCGGCAACGTGATGTAGTCACTGGCTTTCATGCTGACGCAGATATCGGAGATGGCCTGATAGATTTCCTCTTCGGCGCCTTTCTGCAGTTTGTAGTTATACACGACATGGCCAAACCCGCCAGCCGGGATGAACCAGCGCCGTCTGTAGGACGTGATGGTCTTTCCTAGGCGCTGCCCGCCATCCAGCAGATATATCTGGCTCCACAGGTCCATCAGTCCGTTCGGGGCCGGAGTCCCGGTCAGCTCGACGAGGCGTCTGATCCGTGGCCGGACCCGCTTCAGCGCCCGGAACCGCTTCGACTGATGGCTCTTAAACGATGACGATTCATCGATGACCACCATGTCAAAGGGCCAGTCTTTCCCATACAGCTCAGCCAGCCAGACGACGTTCTCCCGGTTGATAGTATGGATATCGGCCTTCGTCTTCAGTGCCTGCAGCCGATGCTGCAGACTGCCGATGACGGGAACGACGGTCAGGTCCTTCAGCTCGTCCCATTCCTGGCATTCATCCGCCCAGGTCGTTTCAGCGACCCGCAGCGGTGCGATGACCAGGACGTTCTGAACGTCGAAGTAGTCATACAGCAGTGACCTGACCGCCATCAGCGTCGTCGCCGTCTTGCCCATGCCCATATCCAGCAGGAGACCGACGGCAGGTTTCTGGATGATGAGGTCAGCTGCGTATTGCTGATACGGACGCAGTGTCAGATGCCGGCTCATGACTGGCCCTTCGACAGCTGCCGGACCAGCTGAACGATTTCGTCAATGCCCGCTTCAGAATCAACGACTTCGACGGGGAATCCAAGCACCCGAAGCGTCCGGGCTACATGGACCTGCAGGGGCCGCTGCTTTTCTCCGGGGCGTTTCATTTCAACGAATAGCACCTGACCGCCGGGAAGCAGCAGGATGCGGTCCGGCACTCCTGCATGACCGGGAGAGCTCAGCTTCCAGGCCACCGCGCCGCAGGCGCTCACGGCTTTCACCAGTTTCTGTTCCAGCTCTTTTTCTAACATCCATACCACCGTTCCTTTTCATCCTGCAGGTATTGATAATCGCGTTCCAGCGATTCCTGTATAGCCTTTCTGATATGATTGAAAGTAGCCTGGCAGATGTGATAATCCCGCAGGTTCATACCGTTTACTGTGATGTGCACATCTTCTCTGCCCTCAAGCTGGCAGAGAAGATTCCGGATACAGTTCATCTCTGTTTCTAAAAGGTAAATATCATCTCTCATTGTGTTCAGCTCCTCTTGTATTTGTTAACCTGACCCAGAATTTGCGGTCAGGTTACCCGCTTGCGGTCAGGTTCCTGGGTCGCCTAAAAGTATTGATTTACCTGACCTTTTTACTAACCTGACCAACCTGACCAGTAAATATAGTAAGAAAAATAAAATAAAGATATATAGTATATAGGTACTAGGTATAGGGGTATAGAAACAGGAAACACTTTTTAGGTCAATTTTTGGTGGTCATGTTGGTCAGGTTACCCAGAAATGGCTTAACCATGCGGGATAAACCTGACCCAGTAACCTGACCGGAAAGAATTAAACCCCGGTCAGGTCCCACCGATCACCGTTAATTATTTTGACCCCTTTCTTCACGTAACCACGTTGTCTCCCGTAATACCGCCCGAAGGAAAGCTTGTACTGCCCGCTGCGGTACAGTTCCCAACCGGGCAGCATGCCCAGGGCATCGCGGATTTCCTTGCGGTCGTAGCCGCTGAAGCGCTTGGGGTCACCGCCCAGCATTTCGCACCATACCTCTAACGGACATATCCGGGTCCGTTTGAAGCTTTGGCCCATCTCGATGGTGAACCCCTCGCCGCGGATAAAGTTCCGTCGTGCCGTGATATCCAGTGTGTACCAGTTTTCCGGCAGTTCCGTTTCGAGGTATTCCTGAATCATGCCGACGTACGGATTTTCCTCCGTGTGCGCTAGCTGTACGTCTTTAGCGGTTCGTTCCATGTCGCGTCCGATCCAGACATCCTCACCGGCGTTCCAGGCGGTCTCCGCCTCGGCCCATATCTGGTCAATCTCGGCATCGACTCCGGGTTCCCAGAGTGACTTCTTTGGTTCCTTGATACCGACCCGGATAGGCCAGAACCGGCGGTTGCCGGTGTGGTCCCGCAGGAAGGTCGCTTCGTTGGTCGTCCCGACGAAGATGCACTGCCGGGGAAATTCTGATATCCGGCGCCCGTAGGCGACCCGGTAGGCGTCCACCTGCTTTGATATGAACTGCTTGATAGGCTCGACTTCGCTTTTTTTGAGTGCCGCGAGCTCGCCCATCTCGATGATCCACGAGCCCCGCAGCTGTTCATAGGCTTCTTTGCCCTGGACGGTGGTCAGCGAATCGCTGAACCACTTTCGGCCGAGCTTCTTGAAGATGTAGCTTTTACCGATGCCCTGCGGGCCCTCGAGGACCACCATGTTGTCGAATTTGAGTCCCGGATGCTCGACCCGGCCGACGGCTGCGATGAGCATTTTGCGTGTCACGGTCCGGGTGTACGGTGTATCCTCAGCTCCGAGGTAATCAATGAAGATTGTCTCCATCCGGGGTGTGCCGTCCCATGTGAGTCCGTGCAGGTAGTTCCGTACGTCGTGGAAGCTGTGGCGCATGGCAGCGTTCAGGGTCTCGTCCTCGATTTTCTGCTTGCTGTCGATGCCGTACAGCGTCTCCAGCAGATAGCGGAGCTCGCTGTCATCGGCATCGCCCCAGTAGACGCTGCGGTTGTCGTCCTGTCTCCATGGCGGAGCCTTGAGGATAGCGATGCGCTGTGCGAACTCGTCCCAGCCGAAGGTTCCGCGGATCCGGCTGTCGTTGTTGAGGATGATGCGGATGTTCTCCCGGCTCGGGAGGACGTGGCCCTTGCGGTCCCGCTGCAACCGTTTCATCCAGGTGAGGTCTTCGTCCGGATCTTCGTCTCCGAGGTCGCCGAAGTCGTCCTGCACGGCCTGCAGGCGTTCCGTCATTTGCTGCCGGCTGACCTTGGTATCCTTGCTGCAGAGCTCGACCATGCTCTTCCAGCTAGGCAGCTTCGTTACGTCCGCTGTCGTCCGGCAGTCGTCGAGCCCGCCGAAAAGGTGCAGGCGGACCAGGTCGAACGCGTTGCAGAGTTTCATCGAGGTCGGGTCCGTAGCGTGGTGGCTGTAGAGCCATTTATCCTCGTAGACGACGGCCCCGCCCGAGCTGGACCCGGGCTTATAGGTGTACCGGTCCTCGTGCCCTTCGCAGCGCTCGTAGATGTCGGACAGGTACGCGTCGATGACCTCTGGAATGGTGTATGCCCGGCAGAAGGCACCGACGATGCCCTCCTTGGTAAGCGGGTCCTCCTGCTTGCGCATGGCCCGGCGTACGACATCGGTCTGACGGCTGGAGACGGGCCACGAGGCCTGGTCCTTCCAATCCGGGTACTCACGGAGGAGCGCATCGGCGCTCAGCCAGCTGCCGTCCTGCCAGCGGAAGAAGAATTCGCCGTCAGCGGACGTGCTGGGCCAGTACATGAGACGCTGCGGCTGGTAGGTCGTGTCATCGAACATGTCGATGCCGACATGATAGGCGACTCGTCTGGCGATGGCCTGATACTCGTCTGGCGTCACCGGCCGGTCGAGCGGGAGCACGAGGCGCAGGCGCGGGCTCTTCGGGGTGTGCTTATGCGTCGAGTAGCAGCAGAGTGAGAAACTGCCGTAGGCCTTGACAGCCCGTGCCCAGAACGTCTGGTCCGCGTAGTCGGCGTCGAGAGTGACGAGCTGGCGCCGTCCGGCGCAGGCCGCGGTCCGTCGTCCGCCCTCCAGAGCTCCCCCGACGAAGCCCCCGACGTCCTTGATGTCGTCCTGCTCTGCCTTGCTGAGCTTCAGATAGCGGGCCTGCGTCTCCTGTGTCCGCTTCGTGGTGCCGAGCTGCTGGATGAGCGTGGACCAGCGTACCTGCTTCTGTTTCCAGGTCCGGGTGCGCCGGCTGTGCCCGGTCGAGATGACCAGCACCCCGTCATGGTGCAGGGGGATGTCTCTGGCTGGTGTGTCCATGGATATCGCCCTCCTTTCTGTCAGCGCAGTGCATCCAGTTCCTTCTGGATCTGTTGGTCCGAGTATCGGCGTACCGCATCATAGTCCGGTATCCGCATCAGCGGACTCAGCAGGATGAGGACGTCGAAGTTTTCGAGCACCAGTACCGGTGACCATTCGCGCTGTATGCATTCCGGCTTTTTGGCTACGTACATTTCAAGGGGCGGATACGCGCTCGTGTGATTCAGGATTTCTAGCGTTGCCAGGACGTAGCGCATGGCGTAATAACCGTCGAATTCCTTCTTGTCTTTCAGCCCTTCCAGGAGCCGTGTTTTCGTCACGAGCCCGTGGCACCCGGTGTACAGGTCGAGTACATCCCGTTCATGGTGCAGCCGGATGAGGCCCGTCTTCCGGGCCACCTTGTCCTTCTTGATGGCTTTATCCATGCCCGTGAGGAAGGCCTTCAGCTGGTACAGGATTTCCAGACCATCGTCTTCCAGCCAGGTATGACGCCAGTCTACCTGGTCTTTTTTAGGTATCAGCTGGCTATACTTTGGGTAATCATCCTGACTCCAGAGCGTATCTGCCGGACTCCCATCAGCATGCCCCAGATGAGGCGTGCTCGGGTACTTTTTTAGGATGACCAGTATATGCGTATCCGTAGCTACGACGGATTCACCGGTAAAGTTTAAAAACTGCAGGGTGTTCTTGGCAAAGTTGCCATTTCCGGCTTCCTTTGCAGGGAGAGTCACGCTCTCCATAATCTTTAAAATTGCTTCAGTATCTTTAGCATTCATATTCTCAGTCCTTTTTGTAGTACGGCGTTTCATAGCCATCAGCCCTAAGCAGCAGCCCCGGGGCCCACGGGATAGGCTCACCCATGATGCCGGCAGCTTCTTCGAGCGAGCCCTGGCCGTACGGCATCTCGAGGATGACCTCATCATGGACGTGCATCACGATTTTGTAGCCTGCGGCGTCCAGTCTCAGCATAGCCACGGCCAGGCAGTCCCGGGCAGTCGCCTGGACGATGTTTTCGACCAGCTTGCCGCCCCAGGTGAAGCACCGGCCCCAGCCACCGTTCATCAGCGTTCCTTCGTAGATGATGGCTTCACGGTTGTTGAACTTCGTTTCCAGCTCGATTCCGGGTTTGGCGTAGGCGATGGCCCGTCCGCTTGGTAGCTTGATGAAGAGCAGCCCCGCCCTCGTGTAGAACTCGAGACCGTGCGTGTACTTTATCCGGTCGCCTTTATGCCGGATAGCCGATTTGACGGCTCGTTCGACGTCGGCCCACATCCGGACGATGTGAGGCGAGGATTGACGCCATTTGGTGACGATATCCTGCATGTGCTGCTCAGAGAGTCCCATCTTATCGGCGCCGAACGCCTTCAGGGCATTCACTCCGCCCCCATAACCACACGCCAAAGTCGCAATTTTACCTTTTTGCCTCAAATCGCCGTTAATGCCATGCTTGACGACTGGTACACCGAACATAGCACTCGCTGTGGCGCAGTAGATGTCTTTACCTTCGGCGAAAGCCTTCATCTCCCATTCCTCATCCGCCAGCCAAGCGATGACCCGGGCTTCGATGGCAGCGAAGTCGGAAACGATGAAGCGTTTCCCCTTACCTGCCACGAAGGCCGTGCGGATCAGCTGGCTCAGAACGTCCGAAGGGTTGTCATAGAAGACCTCTAAGCTGTCCAGGTCGCCCGCTTTGACGAACTCTCTGGCGTCGTCTAAGTCCTCTAAATGGTTCTGGGGGAGATTTTGCAGCTGAACGATTCTGCCAGAATTCCCAGTGACCCAGACTTTCCCATTTCGCCTGACCAGGAAGAACCCGGTCTTGGTTTCAGCGCAGTAGACGGTTCCTTTGAAATCCATTTTGCCGAAGTTCTCGGTTCGTATTGTGCTGGATTTACCAGGTGTATTCCAGATGTTTACAAGATAAGCGGTGCTCCAGTTCTCTATGTTCTCATGTTTTTTGAGTGGGGTTGCCGAGCGGTCAGACATTACCGCCAGCGCCTGAATCAGGTCCGCATTTTGCTTGATAGTAGTTACATACTGGATAGTATTTTCTGACGATTTGTACCCGTCCCAATGTAGCAGCTCATCAAAGACGATATCCGCTGGTGCATCGAGTATCCATGTACCAAATACCTTATCCCGAAATACCTGCAGGTACATCGGCATCTCTCTTTGCCGAATTGTGATGGTTACCGTTTTGTCGCTGTTTTGTGCCACGATGAATGGTATCCCGCCCCGCCTGAGCAGATGTTTGCAGCGCTCTATTTTACGGATTTTCGAGAAATGGAATCGTAGCGCTTCCTTCGTGTAATGGCCATCCGCCTGAGTCATAATGAGAATCCGAAGCGATATCTCGTCATTGCCGAAGGATACAAACCGTTGTCCATGGAACGGAATACTGGGCCGTTTATGCAGGAGATTCTTTATTTCTGTGACGTCCCAGTGCCCATCCTTTGCAAGGTAAGGCATTCGATGATCCGGAGTACTGATTTGTTCACAGCGTTTGGTGTTGATGGTAATCATAGGGCCGTCATAGGGGAATTCCAATTTTTTGGCTCGGCTGAAAGAAATTACTCCAGACGTATTCCAGCAGGCGATTTCTCCGCCTTGCCATTGGTCTATCCGAACCCAGCCCTTGGGGGTTAGAACTTCGTGGTCACCAGTCAGGCACCATCGCCCGGTTCGTGCGGCTCCGCAGAACTGCAGCATTCCGTGATCCCGCCCGTCCCGGCATTCCGCTGTTTTCATGGCTACGTACTTCTTGACCGACGTTTTGCTAAGAAGTTGCTTATATCGGAGCATCTGCTTCGTTTCCGGCATGAGGTCGTCCCGCATCAGCAACTCCGCTCGTGCTTTCTTGTCCAGTGTTTCGGGGCGCCAGCCTTCCTGCCGTTCGAACCAGTCCAGAAGCTGAGTGTTGCTGTTCGGGTTCTCCATGCCCGTGAGGGCTATTGCTTTTTCCAGTGTTTCCTTCTTGATCCGCGCATCGAGTGTGATAGCCTGGTCAACCAGCGTTTCATCGAGCAGGACTCCTGCATCGTTTATCTTCTGGTCCAGGCACCAGAGCTTTCGCTCCGTTGGTGTCGGGTTGAAACGGAATACCTTTTTGCGGATGGCCCGTTCTGTCTCGACGTCTCTTGCGTTGTACGTTTTGAACAGCTCCCATTTGTCAGGGGCATCGGCGGGCCGGTTCCGTGTCCGGCCCCCGTTTGCCTTTGTTGGTCGGCAGGGCTTGCAGAAATACTGGATAAGCCGTTTGCCGTAGGCTAATTTCTGCTTATCCTCTGGCAGCCCCAGTACTTTACCAACGTCTTTCAGATGCCCTGGCAAGCCCAGTGTGTAGGATTGGACCATGGTGCAGTACCATTGTGCCGGGTCCAGGCGCTGCCCGAGCCAGTGGCCCAGGACGTGCATTTCGAAGGCCGCGTTGAAGGCGGTCTTCTGCACGTCCGGGTCGGTCAGGTCTCGGAGCACCTGTTCTGGCAGCTCTTCGCCGCAGGCCATGTCTACGACCTGCACCGGCTCGTCGCCATAGGCAAATGCAAATAATAGGATCTCACTGTTTTCGGCGTATTTGTAAAGACCTGCCTTAGCTAGGTCGATGTCGCTGTATGTTTCTAGGTCAATACCTATAACCATGATGTATCACCTAATCGAACATGCTTTCGTCATCATCGTCGCTGTCGAGAGAGTCGAAATCATCCTCAGCGCTGGAACCGCCTGCCAGACGGTCGCCATCTTTTACCTTCTGGATGTTGTTCAGACCGGCAGCGATGCCCTTGTTCCCGTCGACGCTGAAGGCATAGAAGTTAATGGACACGTTGCAGTAGCAGCCGCTGTACACTTCCTCTGTATCCAGGATAGGCTGCACATGGCGGTCTACGATCTGCGGTTTCCGCGTGCTCGAGGCATTGAAGAACATCATGCCTTCATAGTTCGGGTCGTCGTTTCCTTCTGCATCCGCATCACGGAGTGGAAGTTTAATATTCTTCGGCACGACGCCCTTCGCATTGGCTAATTTGCTCTTGCCTTCTTCGATGGCCGCCTGGACGGCGTTGTTGATTTTCGTGATGGTCTTTTCGTCGTCTTTCGGGATGAGCAGGGCTACGGAGTATTTCGTTTTACCGTAGTCATCGACCTGACCTTCCCAGATATGCGCATAAGAGATACGGCAGGGTACTACAACTTTCGTCTTTTTGTTCGTGTTCATAGGGCATTTCCTCCTTAAATTTCAGTAAAATCGTTTTTCGCGGCATTGAATTCCGGCCGCTTGTCGCTTTCCGGGACCAGTGTCGGTTTTCCCGGCGGCTTAATGAGCAGGCCTGCCAGCTCTTTGGCCAGTTCCTGCTTGCCGATGGCCTTTTCCAGCTGCGTGATGGTCTTGAGTTCCCGTGGCTTCAGGATCTCGTCTTCTGTATGGCCATACTGGGTGGTAAGGACCAGGATAGCCTGTTCCGGTACGGATATTTTCCGTACGGACCGGCCCTCGACCAGCTTCCAGCCGGGCCAGTGCTTGTTGTTATCCAGTGCTTCCGAGAGTGCGTATGCTTTGACTTTATTGGACCAGCTGACCAGGTCTTCGACCCGGTGCAGCACATCGGCGATTTCGTCATCCGTTAGCTCGTTAACGTCTTTAAAATCGTACTTGGCCATTTCCAGTTGATATTCAGCCAGCGCCTTGCAGCGGACCGCGGCCCGGCAGAACTGGCAGTGCGGCCCTGGCTTCGGTTCGCCCTCGCCTTTAAATGCCTGCTGCGCTATCGGCTTGATGGAGTCGGCCCAGATGATCAGGTCGCCGACTCGGAGAGATTCTGAGCTTTCCCCGCCGTTCCGGGGCTGCACGATGGTCATGCAGACCGTATCGATATCGTAGATAGCGCCAAACTCGTTGTAGGCTCCGAGGCCATATAACCGGATCTGCGGATTATTGACCGCTGATATCGGTGTATTCCGTCCGTACTTGAGGTCTATGACCTCGAGGATGCCGTCTGCGATGATGATGGCATCGCCCCGGCCGAAACCGTCCGGCACCCAGTCGGAGAAGTCGAGATGCTGTTCCAGCAGGAGTGCTGCTTCGGCGTCCCGCTGTTTAGCCTCCTCGAATTTCTCGATGACCACGTCTACATACTGGCTGACGTATTCTTCCATGTCCCGGGAGTAGTAATCCCCGAGGGGCGATTCGCCGGACTTGAGTTTCTCAAGCTCGTCCTTGTACTTCATTTCGCCTATATCCTTGATGTACCGGCTGAGCTCCAGTTCTGCCAATTTGTGGGCAAACGTGCCTTCCTTGGCGCTCTCACTGGTCGTGTCCGGGAAACCTTCCTCCATCCGGGCCGACGGTGTGCAGACGAGCCAGCGGTGTGCACTGCTCGAGCTCAGCAGGGCGTGTTCCCGTTTCTTCATAGCGCTTCCGCCTCCTTTAAGACGTCCGCGAGGTCCGAGTCCGGCAACGCGCTGAATTTTTCTACTCCGTGAGCCTTCAGGATGGCCTTGATGCCTTTGGCTTTGCCCGCCTTGGCGATTTCCTTCAGTTTATCCTGGACGACTTTGCGATTGATTTCGGTGGACGGTTCTGCCGGCTTTTCTGGTGCAGCGGGTTCTAGCTGAGGCTGTTCCGCATCAGGCTCGCCTTCCGGTTCTTCCTTCGTAGCCGCCTTCTTAGTCCGTTTATGCGTGACCGGCTTTTCCGGTGCTGGCGCCATCGTTTGTTCTGGTTCCGGCTGTGGGGTTTCCGGCAACGTGACGACTTTATCCGCCGGAATCGTGTCCTGCATCTGCAGGCGGTCCAGCGCCATCGCCTGCATGACGTCCGTAATCGTCGTGATTTCCGTCTGTCTTGCGCTTGCGATATCCTTCGTGTTCAGCTCGATGATGATTTTCATTTGCTACAGCTCCTTTTCTTGTGCTATAATTTGGGTGTGTTCAGAAGCTCCTCGGCTTCAGGCGGTACCCGTTTCCCCGGGTGCCGCCTTTTCTTTTAGTGGATAATCAGACCGTTGACCCACATGATGTAGGCGACTAACAGGACCATGATCAGGATACCTCCCAGAAACATGGCGATGCTGATGGCCGTGTCGGCCTGGTTTTGGAGGGATATGATATCCTCCCAGATGTCCTGGTCAATCTCAGGGTCCGGTTCAGCTCTCTGCTGTTCCGGATGGTGGTGGCTGTTAATCCAGTCAGCCGGTGTCTGCAGTTCGTGCTGCTTCATTCGTTTTTCACCTCCTTGAGAATCTCAAATAAATCTTGACCGTCATACTTGGCCAGGAATGCGTTAAACGTCGTCTTCCTGACTCGTTTGTTATTGCCAAATCGCAGGGTCTTCAGCAGCCCCTGTTTGACGATCTGCGCCACAATGGCGGGTGAGGTCCGGAGTCTGATGCGGACCTCGTCGAGGCTCATGAGCCGGTCCGCGTCATCCATCGGGATAGTATCCTTCGTCATCGTTCCACCTCCTGTTCCCAAGATTTGACTAGTTTAAATGCCTTTTCCGGGCCTACGGTGACGGTAAGGATATCCAGGAGCGCGCCTTTGTAGCCCTGTGCAATTTTCGCGGCATCTCGTGCGTCATTCCAGAGCTCTTTGTCGTCCCGGAGGTCCGTGATATCCTCAGCCGCTTCCCGGAGGCATTGCGCGTTCCAGAGCCGTATCTTGAGCCCCGACTTAGCTTTTTTGAGTTCTTCTGGTGTCATGTGGTCGGCCCTCCCTTCAATCCTTTAATTCAATCCCTTCCTGCTTTTCGACTTCGGCTCTCCAGGCAGTAACCGTTTTATAGGCTTTTTCTATGCCATCACTTAACGAAATCATGTCATCAATTGCGTACATATAGCCTAGAGCGACTCCCAATGCGTATTTGGCTTGTGTTTTTGCTTTAGGGCTTCCTTTCGCAAGTTCCTGTAGTTCAATCGCGTGTTTCCATCGTCGCTGCAGGATTATCTTCGCTTTTCTCAGTTCTTCTGGTGTCATGTGATCGGTCCTCCCTTTATTCACGAGCTTCACATTCTTCTGCGATATCACGTTCCACATCGTCCCGGTCTTTACCAATGAGCTTACCGGCAGCTTCTGCTTTACGGATAGCAGCTTGTACGGCGCTTGCCGTGTGGTCGCAGCCATTAGCGAAGAATGCAGCTATTGCCAAATGATGCGCTGCTTCATATTCGAACTCCAGAGCCTTCTGTTGCCGGGCTGCTTCGATTCGCCATGCGCAAAAGGCATCCATGATGCCTTTTGCGCCATGGTGCATGAGGTAGTCTTCGATGTATGCCTGGTCTTCTTTAATGTCACGATGCCCCCTGATTTTGATGGCAATATGGCGAGCCATCAACCTGAATTCCTTGATTTCGTTTTTTGTCATGTAAATCAGCCCCCTTTTCTTTATTTTTCCTTGCCACCAAGGTATTTCTTGATGAAGTAAACCTGCCCTTTACCAGTTACCTTGGTCGTCTTTGTCGTTCGGATTGAGCCATCAGGATTGTTGATATTTGTTTCTTTAACTTCGAACAAACCTAGTTCCATGGCTTTCTGTGTCGGCATGTTTCGCGAGCTTCCTGCTTTGATAAGGTATCCTTCATCCCGTAACTGCTGGAACAGACGTTTCTGACCAGTCTGGAAACCGTTCTGTTTAAGGATTTTCGCCAGGTCCCCGATGAGGATGCTTGTCTTACTGGCACAAACCGCGTCTGCGAAGATTTCCTTCGGCTGCATCCGGGCTGTTTCAGCTTCGAGATGCTGAATCCGCTGTTCGCGGTTTTCGATGGTTTTCTGAGCGACCAGTAAAGCTTTGGCCATGATTTCCGAGTCGGTCATTGTTTCGGATCCGGAAATGTATCCGCCGGTCTTCCTGATTGCAGGGAGTACTTCATCAGCTAGCTTTGCCTGGAACCGCTGAGCGGTTTCATTGCTGGCTTTAAAGCCTAACCGATAGACCATGTTTTCAGGGAGGAAATCGTCTTTTCCGACCTTTTTGCAACTCGTTGCAAAAAATCCAAATTCAGATAAATACTTATTTACCGTGTTCCAACGAACGTTATCATACTCAACACCGTTAATATTTTGCCTTGTGGTAAACCCAAATCCACGAGCAACGTCTTCTGCGTTCAGGTAGGCTACACCAGTTTCTTTGTTGAGATAACCACGCACATTGTTAATGGTTAAAACGTCGTTCAAATTTTCCAGCGCCTTTCTTTTTTTTTTTATTTTTGTTTCTTTAAACCATAAAAAATGTATTGAAATCTAGATGGTATGTTCTGCAGAGATAACGCACTTCGGATAACGTGAAATCCGCGTTGTTCCGGTTCAATTTAGAATTGAATGTAGAACGGTCTATACCTAGCGCATCCGCTATCTCCTGCTGTTGGATACCGTGCTCAACTAAAAAGCCTTTGAGTTTGGCATAGCCAACCCGCTTTGTCATGTAAATCAGCCCCTCCTTTGTTACTTAATACGTAACTTTATCGGCAAAAAAAATTTCTACAGGATTAGAAATATTCAGGAATTTCACCATTGCGTACATTTCGTCCGAGTCGAAGACACCCCTTTTCATCTTTTCATAAAAGGTCTTAGGCGTGATGCCGAGCGCATCCGCTACCTGCACTTGGGATTTCCCTTCCCGCGCGATGATACCGCGCAGGGCATTTGTATCGACCATGATATCACCTCTTTTCTTGTTACGTGTTAGGTAACTTTCATGGTTAGAGTATACTGTTAATTTTGTTCCGTGTCAAGTAATTTTTTACCTAATTTATAATATTTTTGTTGCATAATATGTAATTTTCGTGCTATAATGCTCTTATAGATGATTAAATACAATATAGCAAGAAGGGGCTTAGCTATGGCAACTTTAAATGAAAATATTAAAAGAGCAAGATTACAGCAGAAAATGACACTGGATGATGTCGCTAAAATCGTAGGGGTCAGTCGGCAGACAATCCAACGATATGAATCCGGGGTCATTGGAAATATACCATCTGACCGGATAGAAAAGATTGCGCAGGCACTGCACACGACACCGGGTGCCCTCATGGGATGGGAACAGACTGAAGACCAGAACGGCTATTACGATGATCCCGACACAGCGGAACTGGCGGAAAAGCTGCGCACGGATCCAGAGCTCAAGGTACTCTTCTCGGCAGCGGCGGACCTGTCCCCGGAGGAGATGCAGCAGGCGGCCAACTACATCCGGTTTTTGAAAACGGAAAGGAACAAATAGCTTGAATATCAATATCATAGTTACTACACATTTACCAGTGAAGGTCAGAGCCATGACAACACCGAATGAAGACGGAACATATACGATTATCGTCAATGCACTGTTGTCCCGAAGAGCGGCAGTCCAGGCAGTCGTACACGAACTGCAGCATATCGATGGGGCGGATTTCTCCTCTGAGACGCAGGCGACCCTCCTGGAGAAAATGGTAAGTCAAAAGTGTCGGCATGGCCAACGGGGCCATCAGGTTAAGGAAACATTTAATTTCTTTTGCAACTATTTATGAAATGGGGTTTAACGCACATTTTAACGCATAAGTGCGTTAAAAAAAGTGAAATGCATTTTGCAGTTATTTACTAAATCAGGAGGTGATTTTATGAAACGTATCCTCGTATTATTAAGTCTGTTCTTAGCATTTTGTATTTTTCCGGTGAATGCCATTGAATTCGTCTGTGAGCCTGAAGACAATAACGCTGTCTCGTATAACGTGTTTTTCTATGGGGCAATCAAGCTGGAGACGATGTTTATCAAATTAGCGCCCAGTAACCATCAGGACGAATACTGGCTCCGTATGTCTGAGATTTCCATGCGTGATAAGGTCCTGAATCAGATTACTATCGATATCGACGGGAAGACGTACGACCTCACCAGCACCAAGCCTGACTTCGATGCAGATACTGTGGCGTCTGTGACCTATGTCGGCATACATGACATGCGCACGAATGTCCGGTTCTTCCGGTTATCCCCGGAAATCGTGCAGGGCCTGAAAACGGCTAAATCTGTGAAAATCAGATACAGTACATACAAAATCCTGAACCAGATTGCCCCGCTGAAACCGAGTCACCTGGAAAACATCAACAAGGCCTTCGCCCTTGAGTATGAGCAGTACCCGGAATACTGGAAGCCCAGGGATGAGAGCAAGTAATATTTAAAACACACAAAAAAGCCCCGTCTCATGTTACCAGCATAAGACGGGGCGTGCCGGATGGTATTACCAGTACCGGACCGGCGATGTGTAGATATTTAGGGCTGATCTACAGTTTTATTGTACCACATCAGCCCGCTATCCGCCATGATTAGGAGGCTGATTTACATGTTTTTACGACAAATCAAGGATAGATGGTACTATACCATAAACGAAACGGATGCTATGGGCAGGTACCATAAGCACGAGCACTTTGGCGGTTTTAGCCGTGCTGAGGCTGCCCGGGCTTATCGTGCTGCCATGCAGGAGATAGACCGGACCGGGAAATTTTTCGAACCGTCCAGTATGCTCTATCCGGATTTCTTGAAGGAATGGATGGAAAAGGAAGTCCGCATCAACCTGAAACCGAACACGGTAGATGCCTATGAAAACATCGTCGATAATCACCTGACTCCTGCTTTTGCCAAGGTCCGGCTGAAGGACATCACGACTCCGATGCTGCAGGACTACATCACGGGTTTGCGGAATACGTATGCACGAGGTACCCTGAAATCTATTGCAGCGGTCCTGCGGTCCTCGTTCCGTTGGTGTGTGGCCAATCGCAGGTACCTTACCATCAACCCCATGGATAACGTACGGGTGCCCCGGTATGCCCCGCAGTTCCAGATGATTAAGGTCTTCACGGCTGACCAGATTCAGCAGATTTTCGAACGATTTCCGCGAGGGAATCAGCTCCACATGCCGTGCATGCTCTCCTACTGCACCGGGATGCGGCTCGGGGAATGCCTGGCCCTGCGCTGGGCGAATGTAGATCTAAAAGCGCATACGCTGGAGGTCGTAGGCAATAAATACGATAAGACTGGGGATGCCCGTATCGAGTCGCCGAAGACTGCATCATCACTGCGGGTCATCACCTTTGGCCAGAAATTGGCAGCCGAGCTGAAAGCCCAGAAGCTCTGGCAGGAGCGGAACCAGTTTGAGTATGGACGGTACTACCGCCGATCGGACGCGGTGTGCACCGAGGAGAACGGGAAACCACTCACCAGCAACAAGACCCGGTACTTCAACCTCTGGTGCCGGGAGCACTTCGGCGGGCTGTCCTTCCACTCGTTCCGGCATACTCACGCTACCATGTTAATCGAGAACGGCATTGCCTTGGACTACGTTTCGAAGCGCCTCGGTCATGCCTCGGTGTACACGACGGCTAATATCTATGACAGCATCACGGAAAAGCGCGAAAAAGAAGCTCTCTCCGTGATGGACAGCATCCTGTAAGGCTCTTCCGCTATAAAAAGTTTTCGGCGGAAGAAATAGCGGAAGAATGCCGATGAAGCCAGTGTTTATGCGGGTCTTTTGACTCCGTTAAATTATCGGAAGTAATGTTTTATACGTTACTATAGCTTACTATGGATTACTGGGAACCATGTATTTTACGCTATTTATCGAGGAAGTAGCCTATTATATTTTATCATTCATTATTATAGTTTTATGCAAGAAAATATGGCGGATAGCGGAAGAAATAGCGGAAAAATAAAGCCCCCTCAGACTGGACAGTATGCGGTCTGACGGGGCTTTGTGAACCTCGCAAAATGAAATTGTTATAGAACGATTGTTCTAATCGGCGTCCTCCTGGTCCTCATTATTCTCACCATAGATGTCGGCTGCGCAATGGTACGCTGTCTCATAGTAAGACCGGGAGGTATCCAGTGCCACGAAAGCCCGCTTTAAATAATACTTACGTGCAGGGGACTCAGGATCACACATTTCCGCTCGGCAAAGCAGACTAGCACCTCGGTTTTTGTAGAATCTGGCTTGTCCCATTAAATCCTGAAGCAGTTTACTACTCATACTATCCTCTCCTTTCTGATCAGTGAGGGCGAATTACCCCTCTACTTATATATGGACAAAAGAGAGTGCTTTGAGTACCAAAAATTTAAAAAAAAAATAAGGGAGCCGGTGATTATCTCATCGGCTCTCTCGCTTTACTGCTCGTCTTCTTCTTATGTGTCAGGTCTGCATAGGTTATGTGTCAGGTCTGCATAGGCCTTCTCGTACATGCCTTTCATGTGCGGCACGTATCTTCTCCCGCAGCGCGGCCGTTTTCCGCCGGCTCGCTAATAGCTGCAGCATCAAATCAATCCTTTTAGCCTCTAGCTCTTCATCTGTCATCATGGTCATCCCTCCTGAATTGGTTCTTTATCTCATCAGCTTTTTTCTGTTTGCCTGCAAAATACTTTTGCTCAGCGGCTTTCCTTGCAGCCGTGGCATCCTTAAGAGTATCATACATACCTAGACTAATCTGTTTACGATTAACCATGATGTAAGCGCGATATCGGCCCTTTAATTTTGATACTCCCACCACTCCGGTAGAGCTGTTTTTATTTCGTTTTCGACCGAATCCGGCATATTTTGCCTGCAGTTTTTCCGTCTGCAGAGCGGCAGAAATGTCACGTCCTTGCTGTAGGGCGCTCTCTGCTTCTCCTGGCCTTGCTTCCAGCCTTTTGCATCCGCATGATAGGGATTTACCGTATAATAAGCTGGTTGAGGCTACCCATTTTTCAGTACCGCATATACAACGGCAATAAAAACGCCGTCCGTCTCGTTTGATAATGGTCCAATAACCTATTCTATCCCCTGGCTTTAGCCCTCGATAAGCATCAGGATGCGCCATGCATCCGCAGGATGCCGTTTTCCCGGTCCGTAGTCTGGACCGGAGTACCCAGCGGATTGTCCCACAAACACATTTACACTTAGCCCTATAGGGGTGATGACCATCATCCAGCCCGATAACGGTCCAGTAGCCAAACTGGTCGCCGATCTTGATATCATCCATACTATTGCCCCAGCTTTTCTACAAGTGTCAGCCGCTGTCCTGCCGTGAGAGCGGCTACTTTACCAGACAATGCTTGTTTTTCTTTCGGGCTGCCGAGTTCCGCGTCCAGCACGTCGAGATGTAGGCCGCGGATTTTCCGGCGATCTATCACGGACCCGCAGATGACTTCCCCCATGATAGCCGTTTCCGTGTTGGTCAGCACCGGCAGTGTCGCGGTGTCGAGGTCAAGCATAATCTGATACCGTTCGACGATTTCGCCCAGGCGTCGAGAAAAGCCGCTGGTCCGGCGGCTATCTCCGCGTGTTTCTTCTGCGAGTCGTTCAAGCGGTTCGCTCATGTAAATAGTTCTCTTCATGTCAATTCCTCCTTTAATAAAAGAGCGGTCATTTCTGACCGCCTTGCTTTTACCATTCTTCTATTTCGTCTTTATATTCTTCAACCCAGGTGCCAGCGAAGATGTCACGCAGGCTAGAAAAATCGATTTCGTCCCAGTACATATCATTCTTTTCGCAGTAGTCGTTGATGATGTCGGATACGTCTTCTGCTACTTCTTCGTCGAGTACGTCGATGTCATCTTCGTTTTCTTCGATGTTCTGGAGCGCTGCGAGGCGATGGCTACCAGTTACAAGACCTAAATCCGTATAAAGGATTGGGCAGCCTTTCCAGCCGTTTGTCATAATCGACTGCTTGATTTCTTCGACTTTCGCGTCGTCCACGTCGTTAACCATCGGTAAACCTTTGATATCCCAGTACGTTGCCATAATGTTTTCCTCCTTTGGCGGCTTTCCTTTCGGATGCGCTATTAAGAATTATTTCGGAAGGTCTTGTTTTCCCTTTCCTTGATTATATTATAGTATATTATACGTATAATATCAATAGTTTTATACGTATAATATAAAATAGGCAAAAAAAAATAGTCCCGTCGAGTCAGCATTGCGCTGGTCCGACGGGATTTTTTTTATTTTACGGCTAAACCGACCAGCAGCATCCCTGCGGCGACTGCCCAGGTATCGCGCTGGCGTTTGGAGACCATGTATTTATGGCTCTGCTCATTGATTTGCTGCGTCAACGTCTCTAAAGACCTGCTCTGCTGCGTCAATTGCTGCTGTGTCTGATTGATTGAGGTCTGAGAGCTCGCGATTTGAGTCTGAGATGCTGTCAGCTGCTCTTTGAGCGTTTTGATTTGCTGTTGCTGCTCTTTGATTAGCTTCTCGCGCTTGATTGAGTTGCTCTTGAGCGTCTCGATTGAGCTCTTGAGTGTCTCGTACTGTCCGAGTAACATCGTGACCGTTGGTTCGTTCGATGTTGCCGTAGTGCCGGCACAGTAGCCAGCCGCCGGTAGCAGCAACAAGGATGCAAAGAGCAATGCAGATAGCGATAATTTTAGGATTTTTGGCAATCGTATCGACCTCCTCTTTTATATGCGGCAGATAGGACAAAAGGACCACCTCCTATAGACGAGCAAGGGCATCATGCATTTCGCTGTCGAAACGGTTATTTAAACTATCTCGAAGTGCCGAGCTGTTCCATTCCTCGCTTTTGCAGACGGTATAGATTGCGACTATAAAATCATAGTCGTACTCATTGGCGTCGATGTAGCTCAGATTGGGATAGCCGTCATAGCCGCCACTGGTCACGTTGTACATGGAGTGTACGGCCTCGGTCCACATGTCGAGGATGTTGCCCACACCGTACTGCACAGCCCGGCTCCAAACAACGTCCTGCATGACGGCATTGTGGTTTTCGATGCGCCAATAGTTGTTAGCCAGTATCTCGACAGCGGGGTCATAGTAGGTCGCCTTAACATATTCGTGCTGAGCCTGAGCAAAACCGTCGCTGTCGGATGCCGCAATGTTGCGCCATGCCTCATCAAAGCTGGTGCTGCACATCGGATAGGTATTGAGCTGCTCCGCGTACTGCGGATAGTTGTACTGCAGCCAGTTGCAAAAGGCATCCAGACTGCCTGCGTTGGAGCTAAACTGGTACGTGCCGTACGATTTGCCGCCCGGGTCGCCGTAGCCGTCTGAGATGCAGCCCGGGTCGCCGTTGCTCTCATAACGTGCGCTTAAATCTCCTAACATATACATCACCCTTTCTGTTCTATTTTGGTTGCCGCTTTTTCGATGATATTTGCCGCTTTGGCGGCTGTTTCTGCCACTTTAGGCATAGTACCTACAGCGGAGTTATAGCGGCTGTCATATCCGTATTTGGTCCAGCAGGCCTTGCCTAGGCCGACGATGGTGGCGATGCCACTAGCCACAGCCGCGACCCCGCTCCAGCAACTCATGAGCTCAAATTTCGTGCCCAGGAGAGCGTTTGCCCAGTAGCCGATGAGCCAGCTGATGAGGACGAGGACCAGGAACGTCATCATGATGACGCCCATGATAACGATGAGCTGGAGCCAGTGGCGTTTTCCCCACTCCCCGAGCTTGATGATTTTATTTTTCATCATTTACCTCCATAGCCATCACTTTTTCATAGAAGGCAGTCATGACGCCGTTCTTGCCTAGCTTGTGGTAGCAGTTGTACATGTTTTCAAAGGATTGTTTTTCTTCGATGGTGCAACCAGACGTCCGGAATTTACTGTATGCGGTCAGCATATCGTACCGGAGGATTGCCTGGACCCCGTTTTTGACCGTTGCCGTTGCTTTGTAGACTCCAAAAAAATAAGCCCCTGCAGCTGACAGGAGCGAAATGATTAATGTTGATATAATGTGCTCAATCATCTTACACCTCCAAACGGAAAGGATTTGATTGACATGAAATTACCAAATGGATATGGTACCGTGTACCGACTACAAGGCAATCGGCGGCGCCCGTTTGTCGTTAAAAAGACAATCGATGGCAAACAAAAAGCCCTGGGATATTTCCAGAGCTACCAAGAAGCGTTCGAGTTTTTGGTTGAGTTGAATCACTGCACGCCCTCCCGAGAATTGACCTTTACTGCCGTCTACTACGCATGGAGGTCAAGGAACTTTGAAATGATAGGCAAATCGTCACAGACGGCCTATAGCATCAGCTATCGGCATCTAGAGCAGCTCCATGCCATGCCTTTTGCGTCAATCACATATCCAGATTTGCAGGCCGCTGTCGATGCTGTCCCCGCCGGATACTGCACCCGTAAAAAGTGCCGTGTTCTGCTCTCGCAGATGTACAAGTGGGCAATCAAAAACGGCATCGTCGACCATGACCTAAGCCCATTTGTGGAATTGCCTAAGCACGTTATCATGTTTAAGAAAAAGCCTTTTACGGCTAGGCAGATAGGCAAGCTCTGGCGCTCGACCGACGTCGACGGCGTCATTGATGTACTCATACTCATCTATACGGGTATGCGCGTAGGTGAGTATCTTGCGCTGACTCCTGCTGACATTAAGCCGCGACAGCGATACATCGACATCAAGAAATCGAAGACAGCGGCAGGCATCCGCAAAATCCCCATCCATCACAAAATCTTACCGTACCTCATCGAGCGGAAAGCAAGCGGCCAGATTTGTCCTTGTGCGACTTATGACAGCTTCCGCCGTCTCTGGGATAGAGCCATGAAAGCCGTCAGCATGAAGCACACGCCCCATGAAGCACGCCATACGCTGGCAACTCTGCTCGACCGTGCCGAAGTCAATGAGACGACCATCCGCATGATTCTCGGTCATGCTCGGCCAGGCATCACAAAGGGAGTATACACGCACAAGACGCTTGCTGACCTGAAAAAGGCTATTGACCGTGTGTAGTATGATACTAAGAGCCGACGCAACGGCCGTGTAATCACGCACACCGCCTACTGTGGCTGTGTGCTTAACGCGGTATTTGTCTAGGTCTTGATGCTGATAAAAACGGACAAAAGCGGACAAAAGCGGTGTCTGCCGTCCGAACGTGCCCGATGCTGTCCGAGTTGTTCTCCGTCGATGAGTTAGCTAAAGTTAGGGCAAAAATCATCTGGAAAGACGGCTCGCCGGTGTGCATCACTTGCAAACAATCTGGTGAAAAAATTCTTAACGTATTAAACTGTGCATGGGATACAGACAATTCTGATGATGGCAAAGGCGGCAACGTGTTTACCGAGTACATTGGCAATGACGTGGCTCATAACAACGTTCAGCCCGTTTTGGCAGTTTATGCTTGGCGCCGCCAAGCGTAGACCGCTAACGATGGTTGGATGTTATTATGTGCCTGACCGCCTCCTGATGGTTCTATAAAATCCCACGAGTCGTTAGGCTGAGTCGATTCCTTGCAATCAGTAGTCCAATCCCATAAAAAGCAGTCCTTAGCATCTGTAGATGTACCGCCTTTTAATCTAAGGCCGTGGTTGTGTGGCGCTGATTCATCGACGGGCCGCTAGGCGGTACGTTTCCAGCCATACACTGCAACACTGGGTGACAGATTCGCATGGGCAGTCCCACCTCCGATATAAGACGTGCTGATAGTATCTTCTTCATGCCACCTTTGGTCGTTATTAGCCCAATGCTGATAACAGTAAGCATCTGCAGTGCCACTTGTATCGTAGCCGTATCCGGCATATATAGCATGATGATGGTTCGGTAATTCCTCGACGGCGCTCAGGCTATACGAAGCCATGCATATACGGCTTTAACCGGCGGAACATTATTATGAGCTTTGTCGCCGCCTGTTGAATCAGTCCAGTATGTAACGCCTGCCGATGCCTGACGTGCCGATTCGTTCCAGTTAGCTAAATCATCTTTACTGTAATTTACTTGGTCCCATGTCTTAGGAATAGTTGTATAGCTGTGCGAATGTGATGCCAATTCATCGACGGTGAGTTTGTGGAGTCGTTCCCCGTATTTCTGTCCAGCCGTGTAGCTAAACGAGCCGAAATCATCGGTGCCAGAGCCCTGCGCGATGAGCGTGTAACCTGCTGGCAGTGCTTCCCACGTGCCTCCGAAAAGGTCGGCAGGGCTCGTGCTGTCATCGGAAAAATAGTACGAGCCGACAGGATGTGCGTCCAACTTGACCTGCTTCTCGATGGCTGCTGTGGCCGTCTTGATGGCTGACGAGATAGCGGCATCCATGGCGGCTTTGAGTGTTGATGCCGTGATGACTTTGTCACTGGTCCCCGCTTTAGCCTCGTCGCTCGTGGCTTTGTCGGCGTCCGTGACGGCTTTCGTGACCGTCCATGTGACGGTACCGTCCGTTACCGTTGTCCCTGATGCGGTCCAGGTTGGCTCCGTGTCACTGGTCTTCCCGGCCGTTGTGACCCGTGCCAGCGTCCCTGCCGTCATGGATGGACTGGAGACCAGCTGGCCTGCGGTGTACAATGTTTCCGGCTGCCAGAGCAGGACCTGTGCTGTGGCGCTTAGTACGTCGTTCTGGTTCTGCAGGTACTGCTGCAGTTCGCCCTGCTTGGTGTACCCTGTTTCGGTTTTATATTTGTTGTAATTCGTAAAACTCTTTACTGCCGGGATGCTCATTTGCTGTCACCTGCCGTTTCTGTGGTCGTCGTTTCCGGTTTCGTGTAGGCGATGCAGTCAGGATTGACGCATTTACCATCGACTAATTTATGAGCGCAGTATTCGCAGCGTTTCGGGAGTTTGAATTTCATTAGAGTGCCTCGCTTTCTTCTTTGTATGCATCCTGTAAATCTGCAAAATCGGACTGGATAGACTTCTGGGCATCGGTATCGCCCCGGAGCAGTGCCGTGGCCATATCAGACGTCAGCGACTCCACAGCGGCCTCATAATCGGCTTTGAGCTGTGCTTTCGCAGCGGCCAGCTTTTCTTCGGCGGTTGGCTCGGCTGGTGCGACATACTCGCGCTTAGCCTTGGCCGCGATGAGCTCAGCGATACGGTCGATATACGACTGATAGAGTGCGTTCGGGTAGGCGAGAAAATTGCCATCGACGACACAGCACTCCTGATTGTCGTCGTAGATGACCATATCAGGAGTGCTGGAAAGGCCAGCATCGGTCTTGAAATTATCGACGGTATCCGAGTATTGCTTGTCCCCGTCAATGACGAGGACCTGTCCTTTTAAAATTTGAAAAACCTTCATATACATCTCTCCTTTCGAACTATCAGTGAAATGGCTACTCACGATCACAATGTTTCGTGCTCAACGACATCCCTTAGCGGGTCAATCACCTCGACTGATAGTAATATGGGGATACTTGCCGCATCCTCTGTATCGACTAGTGGCGTAATCTCGGTATCAGCCGGCCGCTATGGCGTGCATACAGGGCAATCAAATTACAATGATGCTACCAGAGCGTTGTATATTAAAGCTTCGCATAACCACAATATCAGCATTTCCGCTACGGGCTCTGGTTCTGCGCATGAAAACCGGCAGCCCTATCAAGTTATTAATCGCTGGAAACGGACGGCCTAGGCTGTCCTCTTCCAACGGTTGACTACAGTGTAAGGCATGCGGTTTTCGTGTGCTGAGCCGTTGCCGGTCGTGTTTATCGTAACGGAGTGGCTATGGCTGGCGTTAATCGTGATTGTCTTTGGTGTGTTATTACCATTACTGCCACTGTGAGTATCACCGGACCAGTCGGAACCGCTGATGATGCCACTAAAACTATTGCTCGGGCTGTTGGAAAGGCCCTGTGAGCCACTAGCTGACCAGGTACCTGTCAGATTAGCTGTACTGATGCTGGCACCGTGATTGTGTGATGCTATTTCACTGATGGTGATTGTGTGCTTCGCCTCGCCACCGGTTGCCCCGAGTGTGTACGTGTACGACGTCCCGTTTTCGGTGTATGTACCGGCACTTACCAGCACACGGCCGGCGTCCATCTTGACCCATTTCTGCCATGACCAGAGTTTATTCGGGTCGTCGCCGGTCGTCGTTTCCCAGATTTCTCCGACCGGATGAGCCGCGTTGATGACTTGTTTTTTAAAGTCTGCCAGCACCGCGGCCAGTGCTGCCGGTGTGACGATTTTCATCGTATCCGTTCCGGCCTTGGCCTCGTCGGCTGTTGCCGATTCCTGGCATTTCCTGACCATCAGATACGTGCAGCCGTTGTCTTCGACAGTCGTTCCGGCAGCGGTCCAGGTCGGCTCGATATTGTTGCTGGTACCTGCTGTCGTGACCTTGGCCACCGTGTTCGGCTGCATATTCGGGCTGGAGATGATTTCGTCCGCAGCATATGCCGTAGACGGTTGCCACAGTTTCACCGTGTTCAGCGTATTCGCTAATGTCGTATGTACGTTTTTAACAAAATCCTGATACTGCTGTTCAGTCGTTGGGCTTTCATCCGACGGGTATTTCAGGTATGGCGCGACATCCAGCAATTTCTCTACATCTGCCATTTATAAAACCTCCTCTACGTATCCCTGCCAGCTGATATCGACCGTGCCGGCTACGGCCTCTCCGTTCTGGTTGATGAGTTTCACCACGCATGGATTCCGGCTCACGATGACCGGCTGCAGGATGGTCGTCGAGCTGCCGCCCTGTACCGAGTCGATGTGCACCGCTGTCGTGTGATAGTGCGGTGTCACTATCGGCAGTTCAATCCCTGTCGCCGGAATCGTCAGATCCTCGAAATGTTCGTTCCGGTCTGGGACGTCGATGTATACCGACAGCCCTTTGACGACCGTTTTTTCGTTGTTGTTGTTCAAGGCGACTATCTGGATCTGGATTTCATCGCCGGCTGCAATGTTGATGCGGTCAGAATACTGTTTCCAGAGTTTCATTTCGTCAAGTTCCCAGGCAGCCGTATTGACGCTGATCCACGCTGGCGCATCGTCGCTGTCCCATGCTGCCGTATCCAGCACCTCGCGATAGTAGACGATGGCCGGACCGTCGATATCGTATTTTAACCACATCTGACCGCTAACGGGAGCGGTAAACTCGGCAGTCACGGTGTACGGCTGCCAGTTGTTCGACCAGGCAGCGGCATCGGCATTATCCCAGCGGTAGCTGGCAGCCGATTCCCACATATCCGTATTGTTGACCGGATACAGATAGCCGTCTGTTTCAAGGTAGCCGTTATGCTTTGTTTCTGCCCAGTTATTGGCGGCATAGTCTTTGTAATACAGAACGTTTTGTTCGAGCAGGTCGCCCATATCCAGCAGGCAGTACGCGAAATTGATGCTCTCGTTTCCCGCATTGTCGACAGCCTTAATCATGACTGCATGGACACCCTGCCGGACCGTCTGCGTTTCGTATGGCTGACTGGTGATGAGCCCATCCTGTACAGGGATGCCGTTTCCCCAGTTGAGCGTTGTCCCCTGGGTATACTTCATACGGAACCCTGCGATGTCGTCCGGGTCTGGATAGGTAAATTCCCACCAGTACCGGCGCAGGCCGGAGCTCATCTTTTCGACGTTGAGTGCCTTGACGTCTGCCGGCGGTTCATCGGTGCCCGGCTCGACTTTAATCGTCGTGCCGGTCGAATTGCGCAGATGGTTGACCGTGACGACCTTTACGAGATATGTCGTCTCAACGTTGACCTCAGTCTCGAAATACATGTTGATGGATGACCCAGCGGTAACGTAGGACGAATTGTCGCTGGATAGGAAAATCGTGAATCGCTGATAGCTCATCCGTTCCGGGTAAGACCAGGAGAGATACAGTCGCGCATGCCGCTGGCCTGAGCTGTCCTTCCAGTTAATCTGACGTCCGGTCAGATTCGTGACGTTCCGGACGTCGTTATCGTCCTCGGCGTCGCTGTAGTTCATCGGCGGGATAGTGTAATTTTCGTTAAACACGTTCTCGTTATATTCGATAGCCTCGATTTCCCGGACCATGTCCTCGGTACGGCTGATGGAGCGGACTACGAATTTTTTCGTCCCTTTGCTCACCTCTGCAATATCGAAGATATCCCCGACAGCCGGTGCCGATTCCGGTACACTTGATAAGACGACTGTTGTCGTCGAGTCGCCGACAGTAATCGAGGAGCATCCGATTTCGTACCGGGTATCATTCGCTGAGGACCGATACGCGAAGGTATACGTTTTCGAGCTGTCATAGGACCGCATCACGGCATTGACCGTCACGGTATTCGCATCGACGGCGGCTATCCTGCCGCTGGTCTGCCACATCGGCACATCGTGAGCAACGTAGATGACGTCGCCGACCGTGCAGGCGATGGCGTCAATCGCCGCCTGGAACGACACCGTACGGACCATGTAGGCATTGCAGTACAGCTGGAATTTAGCCTCTCTGTATGCCTGCTCATAGCCTGTGATACCGTCATAGGTGAGCTGGCTTGTTGTATCGTATTCATCCGTGTCAAACGTAGGCCCGAAGACCTTGACCGTATCCCGTTCATAGTCTTTCTGGGCGTTGGTAAACGTCAGTTCGACGGCATTCGCCCGGTCCGAGGTCTGCAGGAATGTCTCAGAAAATGTCCCGGTGATGATATTACCCATGCCGAACATCTGGACCGCCTCTTTCGGGCCATCCCAACAGCAGCCATATTTAGTGCCAAAAAGTTCGACGATGCCACGACCGACAGGAGCTATATAGCGGTTCACGACGTCCAGCATTTCTCCAGACGTGTTGATTTCGATATTGATTTTAAGTTTAAACTGGTCACAATATGCCGCCCATTCAGCAAATTGATTATAGAGCATCAGCGAGGCATCGGCTCCGCTGTGTACATAGACCGTATTCCCGTTTCGGGCATCCGTTATTTTATTAGCCCGGTGCACCATATCATAAGCAGCCCAGGCTGGGTTCGTAGCATCGTGTTCTTCGTAGGCGCTCGTTGCCGGGTTCCAGACGTAGACCGTAGACCGCTGTTTCATGAATTTCAGGGTCGGAGAGCCGGACAGCTGGTCCGTAGCCATGGCCCGGATGCCGATAAGGGCAATGTTCGGGTAGGTAAAATCGTCGTACACGATGCCGCTAACCCCGGTCCACCAGATACGTGTTGCCGCACGTGTCGAAGTCACAGGATAGCCCCGGGATGTGACTTTAATCCGGACCTGATACTGACCTGCAGGCAGGTTATCCACCCGATACTGACGACGGATAGCAGATGACTTATTGCCCTTAATCATGCCGTTGTCTGCTGATTCCTTCGTCGCCCGAACGTAAGCTTTTCCCTGAAATATGGCTTCCCATGCGCTAAATTCATGCGTCGTGACCCAGTTAAACGGACCGACAGCAATCGTCCGTTCCGGTTTCGTCACATAGGTCGTGCTGTATTGGCCAACAGTGATAGTGCAGCTATCCCCGCTTTTCTTAAATTTGATATCGTATTCGCCGATAGGGGCTGCATCGTCATTGAGTGTGAGGTATTTCGTCTTGGACTCGAGATAATGATGCGGACTCAGGAAATCTTTCCAGTCAGACGAGCCTTCCGGCGCATATTGGGCCTTGATTTCAACAAATGTCTCATCGAGCCCGCCTTTATCATTGGCATAATACAAGCCGTTCGAGCATTCTACATAGATGATGAGCCCCTGAGTCGCTGTGCCGGTTACCAGGTCCGTACGCCAGGCATCGTCCAGCAGCTCATACCCTAATGTCTTCGTGCTGATAGTATCGTTAAATGTCGGGATAATGTCCTGATCATTCGTCCCGCTCCGGGTATCCAGCTTAACGTCCTTATAGTTTTCAATCGGATTATCATTAAGCTGTACATCGTAAATCTTTAGCGGGCCGTATCCGGCAGAAACGAGCCAGTTAAGATATTGTTTATCCGAGTCAGACGTGATGTATTTGCCGATGGTCTGGCCACCGCTGCGGACCGTCCCGTATGTAATCGGAATCGGATTATCCTGCCCTGTTGTCGTCTGGATACCGGACCACGAGTAGGTCGGATTTTCCGAACTACTCTTATACCCGCTCACATTAGCAGTTCCGAAAGCCCGCTGGATGAGCGTACCGCCGACAAACATGACTGCCGCTGCGGCCAGATACCCGCCAATAGCAGCAAAGCCTGAAGCGCCAGCTAAACCCGCAGCCCCGTATGACGTAAAACCGGATGCCACCCATCCACCAACACCCATGGCCACGACGGACAGGGCCACCGTTGCTATGATGAGCAGCGGGTTCTTCCCATGACCTTTACCGACGACCGGAGCAAATACGATAAAGTCATTATCCTTTACCAGCTGGGCACCGTTTATGGTATAGCTGTTCCGGGAAATGACCATGTCCGGCAGCGTGAGCTCTTTCGTGCACTGCTGTACATAGTAATCAACGTTCTTGCCTTTGGTATAGGGCAGCGTATGGACCTCCCGGTTCTTCTGCGGTTCGAACGGGTTTTTGACGAAAACAACCGTAATCATGTCTGCTGCCCCCTGTATACATAAAATCCTTCAATAACTCCCCGCCATGCCGGAGAGTCTATCCGGCTGATGCAGGCACCGATTTTCGCCCGTGTATGGATAAATTTACCATTACCAAGGTACACCCCGGTATGATTCACAATGCCGGGCGGTGTCCCCATCCGGAGCGCGACCAGGCATGGCACCGGGAGCGGCTGTTCTACCCTTTGCCATGAGGATGAGCCCGCTTCCCGCTGTACGATACTGTTTATCTTATCCTCGTCGTCCCAGTCTGCCGTAAATTCCGGAAGCTCGATACCGAATCGGCGATATACCTCCATGACCAGACCGTAGCAGTCAAATCCAGTCCGGCGGTCTCTGCCATGATTAACAAACGGGATACCGATGAGGTCCTCATAATCAATCATACGTAGATACCTCCCTGGTCAACACCCGGAAAACCGCCAAACCGTGAGCTGCAGCCCCGCGCCCGACAGTCCGATAAAGTCCGATTGCAGGACGTGTACGTTGTGCCGATATATCCGCATTCTGGGCCGGCAAATTCTTTATACCGGCAGCTGTTTTTAACGTATTTGCCTTCCGGTCTTCGGGAGTGCGGATTGTAAGACGTACCGACCGTTGCCGTCACCCACTGCTCATTAACCGTCAGCTTCGTGATGCGGTAATGCTCCTCAACTTCAGCACTGGTGCTGTCCAGCGCTTTCGTGTTTACAATGTAGAAAATGACCTCGCCGTTATTCGCACCATTCGAAGCCTCGACGTAGTACGTCAATGCCTGGCTAGTGTTATCGATACGAATCTCAAAGGACGGGATGCTCCCGCTTTTATCCTCCGAGATTTTTCCAAGCTCAAATGGAAAGGCTTGCCATGTATGCCCGTTCCATTGGATGTCCTCTGTGTTGTGACAGACTCTAATAGGATCTATATCGTCCATCGGGATATTGAGCTCCAGCAGGAGGACAAACACGCCATCCGTATCAAGCTTATTCTTTTCTGCTTTGGCTATTGCCGATAATGACAGCATTCTATCCCTCCTAATCTTCCCGTATCGTGATACTGCCGCTCATCTTATTGACGGCCTTCGATGTAAAGGCCTCCTTTTCGACAAACCGGCAGACGTACGTCTTTCCGTCAATCGGTGACGTCCAATTAAAAGCCTTTGCCGAAAAATAAATCGTATTCTGCAGAAAGTCCATCAGCGTGACGTACTCCGTATAGGGCAGGCTGTCCCATCGGAGCACCCACGTTTTCCGGCTCTTTGTGTATTTCCGTCTGGCCTGTACCGTGCCATCCTCAAAGGTCGAGCGGATGGACGTGTCTTCCACGTCCTCCGTCGTCCCATAAGCCGGCGCTGTAATACTCGGCCAGGTCGGTGTTGTATCTACCATTTATCCCAGCGCTCCTTTCAGCATTGTACGGCTCCCCATGTAGTCCGTGGCCACGGCTTCCAGCATCGTCGTGACGATGAGCTTCCTTCCATCAATCTGAGCCGTTGCCTGCGTTGATTTGACCTGTTGCCCGGACTGATTGACAATGCGGACTTCGACATTCTCGATGCCGGATTTGACATCATTGGAGCCGTTCAGGATTTCAGCCGTTTCCCGTGCATTGTGCACATAGCCGTTGCTGCCACTCATTTCAACGAGTTCCCGACCTTCCTCGCCTGCGATAAAATAGCCAGGCGAAACGATACCACCACTAGCAAAACCCGTAACGGAATGGTGATAGGTAAAGCCGGATGGCAGTGAGGTACCACCGCCGAACGATAGCCCACCCGTCATCGTGCTGATAGCGCTGCTCGTGATGTCGCTTGAAAGGCCAATATTGGCGCCCATCCCGCAGGCCTGCATAATGGCATGCATGATGAGCCCCTGCATGATGATCTTCATCATCGTGTTCAGGATAGTGTTGGCCACCGATATGTACAGGTTGCGCATCCGTTCACTAAAGGACTCATTTTCCGTCAGCATGTTATCGAAAGCGCCTTCCATCGTATCCGTCAGACTGCTCCAGCCCTGATTGAGCGCAGAGCCGATGTCCTGTGTATAGGATCGCATGCTGCGTCCCAGTTCCTGCAGGCCGGCGCCCCAGTCAGTCTTCGCTTCAAGGGAGTGCAGTTTCTGCATGTTTTCATACAGTTCCTGTTCCAGCTTGATACGCTGCTCCTGCGTGAGCTTGGCTGTTTCCAGCTGTTCCTGTTGATACTTGGTAAAGTTCTGCAGTTCCTGCTGCTGATACTGGCTGACCTTATAGGCAAAATCGTTCTGCAGGTAGGCCATGCTGGTCAGGTGTGTCTGCCGTTCCTCGTGTTCCGTCTTCATGAGCTCGCGTTCCTTTTCGAGCTCTTCCTGACGTGCCTTTTCCTTCTGGACTTCCTGATACCGGTCTACAATGGCTTCGCCCTCTTTGTCGTCTGCGCCCTTGCCAACGACCTGCTTATAGACATCTTTGCGTTTTTCATCGATTTCCCGCAGTGTCTTCTGCAGCTCCCGCTGCATGGACCACAGACGGCCATCACCGCCGTTCATGCCGATTTCATCAGCCGTAATTTCAGCTTCATCGGCGTACTTGGACCGGCGCTGCTGCCATTCATCCATGGCATTTTTGATGGCTTCCTTCTGGTATTCGGACAGTTTCTGATACGCTTCTGACATAAACGGAGACTTATACAGCTCCGTCCCCATCGGCGCTAGGTTGATGCCATCACCGCCCAGAGAATCATAGATGGAGCGGACTCCGGCGACATACTCTTCGGTATTTTCGCCGTAGTGCTTGACGCCTTCCCAGATGTCCCCGTTTGCTTCGCGGATTTTGCCCCGCAGCAGGTCGATAGCTGCTATCGTGTTCTGCCGGTCCGTATCAGCGTAATCATCCGGAATGGCATGGCGCTGGCCATCATCACCGAGATAATCCTGCCCAGGCAGAATCTGGAAGATGCCCGACGCACCCGATGCCGGGTTATAGGTATTAGAACCAATCGTCGAGATGTTTTTCTGGTCACCGGATTCATATGTAGCAATAGCCAGCAAAATCTTGAGCAAATCGCTGGCATTCATTTCCTGAGACACTTCTTCGATAGTCTGGATAGATGGTGTTTGCGGAATGGATACGGAGTTCTGCGATACCGTAGGCATCACGACACTGCTGCTTCCTGCCTGCTGTGGGAAAAGCTGTGCCATGGAGATGTAACCTGTCACTTCGCCGAAATCTTCCGTCACAGATGGCTTTTCGATAACACCTGTACTGGAGTTAGCCCCGACGTACCCGCCCTCGCCATTAGAAATGACGATATGGCCATCACCAAGGACTACGACGCCATCACCTTTAGCCGGTACGTATCCATCACCAGCCGGATGCCAGGCATCACCGACAGCCGCGATGATATCCGGGGCATAACGAGGCAGCCGTTCGCCCGTTGCGTCAAAGACGGCATCGGAAAACAGCTTGCCACAATCTGTAGCAGACAGCCCGTCACCACCCAGCAGATACGGCGTACCATCACGGCTGGCGCCATACTGATAAATGGCATCGCCGACAGAACTACCACCCGTGGTAGCCGTGCCCGGAACGAACTTCTTCAGCTCGACGACGGACTTGGCGATTTCCTTATTGACCCCGTTTACCTCACGGGTAATCTTATTCAGGTCAATCTGCAGCTGAGTGCCGTTAAGATCTAACAGCTTATCATTCAGATTTTCGATGATACTGGTTACCTTCTCATTAGCCTGAGTAATTCGACGCGCATTTTCCGTGATGACATTGGCATACTCTTTATTTGCCTGTGCCTGTTCACGAGCCGCTTTAGCTGCTTCTCGCTGGGCGGCAGCCGCTTCTTTATTAGCTGCTGCAGCGCTGCCAGCACCTGAGCCGGAACCGCCTTCGCCCTCACCTTCACCACCGGCGTACTTGCCAGTGACCTGGTTGATAAGGTCCGGACGTTCATTGGCTATCTCGCCCATGATGCGCTTGGACTTTTCCATGCTGGCAATCATTTCATTCTTTTCCTGCTCTTCCTGCTGACGCTTGAGCTCTTCCTCATGCTGAGCATTGAGCTGTTTGATTGCCTCGATGTCTTCCGGGCTTTCCTGGTCCCAGTCAGCGCCGACCCCGGTCCAGTCTGGGACGGTCGGAGCACCAGAGTCCTGTCGTTTGACACCACCGTTACGGTCTACGACCCAGGTCGCACCTTTGTACCAATAGCTATGATTGCTTTCCCAGTCACGTTCCGCGCTGGCGTATTCATAGAGTTTATAGAGCGCGGTCCCGATAGCTACCGCAACACCGAGCCAGCCGCCAATGAGATTCCATGTCAGGGATGTCAGATTTTTAATAGCCTGACCTGCCACGGCACCCATGCTGACTATCTTAGCTCCGCTAGCTGCAGCAGCCGTCCCGGTGGCAATGGTGGCAACGTTCGTTTCAACAGTCTTCGCCTTCAGAGCAGTCTGTGCCTCACCGGCCATTGCTGCACCGGCTACGCCCTGTTCAGCGGATGCCAGACTCTGCGTACCCTGCAGCTCGTTAGCCAGCGTCGTTTCGACTATCTGTGCCGCCAGGTCTGCCTGACCTGCCTTAACGAGGGCAATGGCTTCGCTGGCCCGGGCAGACATCAGCTCGGCTGCGGTTCCCTGAGCTTCGAGAGTAGCCGTCGTTTCCAGTATCTTGGTGGCCAGTTCCATTTCGCCAGCCTTCATAGCTGCGGCAGCGCCTTCAAAAGCAGTCCGGGCCGTCTGGGCGGCCGTTACGCGCTGTATGGTGAGCTCTATGTTCCGCTGCATCTGGTTACCAAGGGATGCCTCGAGGGCTATCTGTTTTGCTATCCCTGCCGTATCCAGCTTGCCCATCATGGAGGCACCAGACAGGGCAGCCATACTGTTCTGCGCTTTAGCCAGATTGACCTGACGCTGTGCTTCCGCTTCAGCTGTAATCTGGATACGGGCCTGTTCTGCAGCCCGCCCCAGTGCCGTCTGTGCAGTCGCCGCGCCCGTGATGGCATTCCGGTAGTCCGTGACATAGTAGCTCAGCTTACGGCCTACCCAGAGTGCTATCATGGCCTCCGTCAGGGCCGTCGTATGCTGAGCGCCGACTTCGATGAGAGCAGCAGCAGCCTTTAGCGCCGGGGTGAAGACCGTAGACAGGTCCTGACCGACTTCGGCGATGCCGCTGGCAAAGTGCTCGACGACAATCGCACCATCCCGGATGCCCTCAATGACGTCACCGTTGATGCCGAGTACCTTCCCGGTGTTCGTGTCGACAGCGACCAGCTTATTGGCCAGGGTACTGATTTCGTCCGTCGCCTGCTGGATAACCGGGCTCAGCGCTTCACCACCGACACGGGAAATCGATTCCTTCAGATGGTTCCAACGGCCTTCGAACGTTTCCAGATAATGCCCGTTGGCTTCCATTTCACCACGAAGACGTTCCGATAAGAAATTGAACAGCCCATCTGCAGACTGTTTCGCCTGCTGGATTTCTTCGTTAGTAAGGCCTAACTGCATACCCAGAGTCGTACGTTCGACGTTCCGGCCATTAATGACATCACGGACGTCTCGTGCCAGGATATCACCACTGATGCCCATCGCTTTACCAGTCGTCGTAAAGGCACTGGCCAGTTTCATGGTCTGCTCAATAGTCATCTTGGCATTAAGCGCGTTCGGCAGCATAGCACGAAAGACTTCGGAAATTTCTTTCGTGCTGGCACCCGTAACGAGCGCCTGATCAGACAGCTCCCGCATCAGCGTCTTCGACATTCCCAGGGCTTCGTTCCACTGGATGGCCTGCCCGTTGATCTGGCCCATGGACATGAGCGACCCGGCCAGAGATATAGACCCGGTCTGCATCGTCGTATAGAACTCCAGTGCAGAGCCAACAGCGCTATGCAGGGCGTCTGTAATACCGTTCAGCCCGGATATAGCCGTGGCATACGCCATAGTGTTTTGCAGTACGGAATGAACGGAAAGCATGGAGTTTCCGAATGATTCGAACTGCTGCTGTGCGTTAGCCGCTTCCCGTGCTACGTTACGGAATGCGCCTGTTGCGTCGTCCTTGCCAATAATCCGTATCTGCACATCAGTGCCCGCCATCTTTAATCATCTCCCTCATTCGTTGCAGTTCATACCGTTCCAGGCATTGGATCTTGATGAAATCCCCCGGTGATGGCTCAATATCTAACATCTTAGCAGCCACAGCGACAGCGTTATAATCCAGCCCCATCGGGACAGGAGCGGCGCCGCCCATACTGCCGACACTGCTATACCGCCATTGCGTATAGCAGTGCGCCCATAAGGTATACGCTACCATATTCAAAGGGGAAAGCTCTGGCATACGGTAATCACAGCTATCGCAGTCATCATCTTTCCCCAGGTCTTTACACGTCCGGCAATATTCCGCTTTAGTAACGGCCCAATCCCAGACGTCAATCAGTTTTTTTCGCTTAACTTATCCGAATACGTGGCCGCAAAAACCATCTGACCAAAGTAATAGCAGATGTTATTCGGCAGATTGTCAAAGTCAAAGTCCGGATATACATTGTCCAGAATCCAGTCAGAGCACCGTTCCTGCTGCAGGACAGCGCTTTCTCCGGAGGATACCCCTTTAAAATAGTTTAGCTTCTTAGCGTCCAGTTCGCGCCGTTGCGCGCGGGTCATGGATTTGATTTCCGGGAGCTTCCCTTCAGCAATCAGGTCATTAATAGCGTCCTGGACTTCTTTACTGCGTTCTTTTGCCTCTTTATCTGTCACATTCGCCATTGTCTATTCCTCCTTAGTACGTTGCAACGTCATTGATCAGTGTCACTGTAATAATGCTGTTTCCTGTATCATCTGCGTAATACCCGCGGAAATTCAGCGTCTGGGTTATCCCTTTTGGCCCGCTGATGCCCGGTGTAGCCCGTTCTAAGATGACTTCCGGGATAGAAAACGTAAGGCTGAAATTATCCCGGGTAAATGCCAGTTCCAGGGACGTTTCTGTACTGTTCATCGCTTTCTGCAACTGGGCGTCATCCTCAAACAACGTTTCAATGTTGCCCGTAATTTCAGACATCCCTTCATTGATGGACGGGCGGATACTGGAGCCGTTCAGGCAGTACGTGTCGCCATCCAGATTGTTATTGATGTCTAATTGCATCTTCCGGCAGGTAGCCAGTGCGGTACCACCTTCTTTTACAGAGGCGTTCACATTGTTGAAACGGGTCAGTTTCAGCGCCGTAGGAGCCGTAGCGGCCGTCTTTTTCGCTTCTGTTTCATTACTGGCCATGGTATCCACTGTATACGTTGTTTCATTGTTGCCGACCTGGGCAGTCAGTGAAAATTTATTGAATTTCGTACCGGTGTACGTGAAGAATAAGCCGATATCAGGGAATCCCTTTTCAATCGTCAGCGATGGGATTTCATCAGTCACCTTAAAGACGTGCTTATACGTGCCTTCCTTCGTGCCTGCCGTCGTAGTCGGTGCCCCGAACAGGCCCTTTAAAATATTGCCGATATTCCGGACATCCAGCGGAAGCTCTAACTGCCCGGATGCGTCCATCTGTCCGATTCCCGGTTCTGTCATATCGCGGCGGCCGGTAATCGTATTGGACTGAATCAGGCTTTGCTTGCCTGTCAATGCATTTTTATTGATTGGCTGCTGATACCAGGTGCCGTCAGACGGCATCTGGCCATATGTTTTTTCAAAGGTCAGATTCGTAATCGACTTCATGCCTTTTGCTTGCTTAGCCATGTGTTATCTCCTCCTAATAAGTCAATTCTTCCCCCATAGACGGGGTGATTTCCGTTATACAGATCATTGTACCTGTAAACTGTGGATACGTAGCGGATGGTGTCACGTCGTAATCAATACGGGAAATAGGCCAGTCACGACCGGCCGCAAATTCCTGAAGCTCTTCATATATAATTTGCCCCAGTTCATCACATTCAACGGCGCCATTCAAGATGATTTCATGGGCGCCCGGGTAGTATGCGTTTGTTTTCGTCTCCCCGTCCACCTGGATAGTATTGTTCTTTACGACCCAGCCAACGCCAATCGTATAAGACAATACGCTCTGGTCGTCGCCTTCTATCTTCGACCCGTTCATCACGACGATATATGGGCAGTAATCCCCGTCCGGTGCTTCCCGGGGGTTTCCGCCGTTTATCAGCACAGGACCACGGCCGTAATGACTCTTGCAATACTCCTGTATCCGGGTACTGGCCTTTAGCGCGTTCATCCATGCTGCAGAAATCGTTTGCAGTGGAATCGTGTGTTCCATATTGATTTACCTCCCTGTCATTTATAGACACGGTATACCCGTTTGCCAGATGCCGCGCTCCGTTCCTGACTGCCGTTGATGTATGAAATAATTTTCCGCTGCATGACAGCGGATGCCACTTCCTGTACACGTGGCGCCATCGGCGCGAACGTCTGCCGGGGCTGGGTAGTAATCATGAGTTTAGACGATGACGGATGCAGGCCCGCCGCAAAGAACGCCTTGCGCATACGGTCCGTCATAGGTGTCGCATACCCGGCCTGCTGTTTACGGCCCAGATACGCTGCGGAATGGCTGAGCCAGCCAACAGTTACCACGCCTTCATCGGCGTGGCTCTTATCATAGCCGACAGCCTGCCGCAATTTGCCCATAATCGGATATTTCTTTTCATTCCATCCGTTGAGAGCCCGTTCCAGTTTTGCCCGGTGCCAGTCATCCAGGACATGAGGAGCGTACGCCTGCCCGCCTGGAGCCTCTGACCGGATACCTTCCTTGATAGCTTTCTGCGAATAATACGCCGCTGATTTCAATGCCGATGCAATCCATTTCGGATTATTTTCTACGAGCTGTTTCATGAAAGGCGTGGCCATGTCTTCATACTCAAGCCGTATGTCCATTTCTGTCACCTACCCCCACATGGACCCATAATCCATCGCAGACTCATGCATAACGAATCTCAGGCGCCATACAGCACCGGGATTATGCTGTTCTACGCTGACAAATGTATAGGTCGTACCATGGAATTGAATCTCATCGCCGGCATGAGGTTCGGTTATTCCATTATCAGCGTCGTCAAGGACTGTAAAGGACGCATCACCATAGCTCCGGTTCTTATCATGGGCATTCCTGGATGTGTCGTTAACGCCTATTTCAGCGATGACCTGGACATCCTTTTTATTGCCCTGTGATATGTATACCGCCGCCTCGCTGACATCCTCGAACAGGTCCCCGATGTCATCCTGTATCCAGTCTGTCAGGGCCATGCTATTTCTTACGGCCCACTGTAGCTTTCGGATCTACCGGCGGCAGTCCCTTATCAGTACTGGCTGATGGCGTGCTTTCTTCTGCTACAGCTTCCGTTTTAAGCGCTTCTACATCCCCGTCAGCGACACGGATGATTTCCGCTGCTTCATCGTCCGGGATGTTCTTTAAAAGAGTACCCGGCGCATAATCAACGCCATTATGGCGCAATGTATATCGTTTCACGATTAAATCCATATCGATTTCCTCCATCATGTGGTTAAGGGCGTCGTGTATCGCGACGCCCTGCAACAGATCAATAAGCCTTCAGGGTGAACCAGTCGTCTACGCAGTCCGGTTTCGGTACGCACCGTGTAGCCAGGCGGATTCGTTTCGTATCGCTGTTCATGTCATCCCATACTTTAGGAACGAATGCGCCTTCATACGTCTGGAAGGAGCCGTCCTTTTCTAACTGGGTAATGGCGCCAAAGAGCTGAGAGCCCAGGCTTCTGCGTGCCATGATGACGTAGCCATCGGGGATATACTTCTGAAGCTTCCCTTCTTCGTCTTCGTACACACCGTCATATGCGTATACCTGCAGGCCGTTCATATCGAGGAACGTGCCGACATTCGTCACAGCGTCGCTTTCGATACGGGGCGCAAAGGTAGCTACCTTCAACTGGTCCGATGGGCGGAGCAGATATTTCATCAGATCTTCATTTTTCAACATGTAGGAAATGGTTTTCGATGTCGTGATGAGCACGGACGGCGCACGGCCGCTATCGGTAGCCACAGTCTGATACATGTCTTTCAGGCAGCCATAAATATCAGCCCCAGTGTTGCTCCACATATCTGTACCGCTCAGTGTCTTCTTATGCGTAAATTCGCCAAAAGATACATTGTCGATGATATCGATAGAGCCGTCATTGGTCGTACCGCTTACGGTAAATCCGGCATACAGCATAGTCTGGACACACATCCATTCAATACGGCGTACGTCCATATCCATGAGTTCTACGATGTCGCGGGCGGCGATTTCCTGTTCACGGGCGGATGCTGTACGGGTAGAAATGACCGATTCGCCGAATCCGCGTTTTTCGATATCGCCGATAGTCGTTACCCGTGCCGGTGCCATCATAGGCGGGGTGTACTGCTTAGTGGTAAACCCATCACGGATTACGTTGACCGCGCCGCCGTTACGGGACACAAAAGGCGCCATTTTACGGCTTCCTTTACGGTAATCCATCAGAACGGATTCACTGGCAAATGTCTGTTCTGTACCGAAAAACGTATCTCTGAAAAGAGTAGTCGGGCGGTACATACGGTCAATCGCCTGGAGAAGCTCAAAGGTGTTTGTGTAATCAATTGCCATGATTTATAGCCTCCTATTTTTCTACGGTTAAATAAATGTCGTGAAGACGGAGATTGTCTTCCTGCTTGGCCCGCGTATCAGAGCCGCCGAAAATGAGCTTATCGGCGTTGAACATACCCGAAACATAGACTTCCGCAGTCACATCGGAGCTGCCGGAAGCGTCTACATCGTTAATCAGGATAGCACTGCCTGTCTGAGAGCCATCGGTATTAGCGCTATTTGCGATAGTGTATTTACCACTAGCTGTAATTTTACCAAGGACAGTACCACGTTTGAGGGCGCCGGCCTTAGCTACGATTGTTGCGCCTGCCGTGATGATGTGCGGATAGGTCCCGCCAATCAGGCCCTCATATTCCTGTGTGCTTACGTTCTGTACTAATTCCGCCATTATTTTCTACCTCCTACCTGAGCGTTGAGCATATCGAGAAAGGATTTGCGTTCAGCGTCGTCCTGAGCGCCCGCATCAACAACTGCGCCACCTTTTACGTCGTTCACACCGCTTTTAGCGTTGTCTTCGATAAGGTTCTTCATGAAGACCTGACCTTCGTTTACAGGTTCCTTTGCAGGAGCTGCTTCCTTGGCCGTATCGACGAAAAACTGCACATCTTCAGCCGTCTGACCGCTTTCCTTAGCATGCATGATAATCTTATGTACCTGTTCGGAGCCATCATCCAGCGCATCAAGAGCACTCATACGAGCCCGTTCACCGGCAATGGCTGCATTGCGGATTTCCGCTACCTGGTCACCGTAATTAGCTTCTAATTCGGCGACTGTTACCTTTTTTTCATCCATCTTCTTCTCTCCTTTGTTCGTTTTTCCTAAAATTCGTTTCGCTTCATTCAAATCCTTGGCCGCGAAACTGACGAATCTCTGACGATTAAAATCGACCCGATGCGGGGCGCTGTTCTGTACATCCGTGTACAGCATGCCCGTCGCAAAGCCATTATCGATGGCTGTCTGAGCACTCATGTACGTTTCAGCATCCATCAAATCTGACAATTCCTGACGATTACGGCCGGTCCCCAGCTCATAGGCATTGAGGATGGATTCCTTGATTTCGTCAAGGACGTCCGCGGTGTGCCGCAGGTCCGAGGCATACCCATTAGCACCCGTCAAGGGATTGTGGACCATAAAGACACAGCCCGGAGCCAGCTTACGTTCTTCGCCGGCCATGAAGACGACCGTCGCTGCGCTCATGACCTTTGTGTCACCGATTGTCGTGACATGGCCGCCATTAGCCCGGTGCTCCATCAAAGCATTGTAGATGCCCGTACCGGCGTAAACGCTGCCACCGTAACTGTCGATGGTGACGGTCAGGTTCTTCCCGGCGTAACTTTCCAGCTCCTGCCGAAAAGTATTCGGCGAAGAACACGGAAGGTCGAGCCATTCGTAGATCCAGGCATCCTCATCGTCTACCAAATCCCCATCAATCCGCAGGGCCACATCATCCGGCTCTGTATCACTCGGGGTAAAATTCCAGAATTTCACTGTTGTGTACCTCCTTCTGCCGGTGTGACCGGCCCTGTTCCCGGTTCAGCTGGTGCCTCACCGTTGCCATTGATTGCCGGATAGACCGGCAGCTGATGCGCATCCAGACGACCATTTTCGATAGCCAGCCGTTCAATGTTTTCATCCCAGCTGGTCCCCGTCATTTCGGCTGCTTCCTTTTCACGAGTACTGAGCCCGAACAGGATGCGAAGCTGTGCACTCTGCGCTTCCTTCACGGGATCCAGAACGCCCATGACCGGCCCGAACCATTCGGAATTGCACCAGGCAGCCCTCTTAATCGGGTCCGTGAAGAAACCCGGGGCCCATACACGCCCGCGGACAATAGCCTCCGATAGCCAGGCCTCATAGACCGGCTGGCAAAAATCACGGGAGAACCAGACCCGACGCATTTTGAATTCGGACCAGGCCTGCAGGAGGGCAGCCCTGCTGGCGGTATAACTGGAATTGAACGACTTCATCAACACTTCGTAAGGAATGCCAAGCGATGCGCCGATCTGCTTCGTCAGCTCTTTGACAAACGGCTCAAACGTAGACAGAGACCGTTGCGGGTCCACAGACGTAATGTCATACCCCTGCGGCAGCATATTGACCGTCCCAGGGCCGATAGCAATACTGTTCGGGTCCAGCGCTGGCAACTGCTTATTCGTTCCGTTCATCAAGTCGGAAATCGGGATATCGCCCGTTTCATGGTCCGCTGTCTCCTTAATGAACATCGTGAAGTAAGCCTTGATGATAGCTGCCGTCAATTCGGCATTGGTGTAGCGCCCAGTCTGCTTGATGGTTTCAATGACGGGTGCTAGCTTAGGTACACCGCGATATTGTTCAGCACGTTCATCGTGACAGATCTGCAGAATGTTCGGCATCCCCGTCTGAGCACTCCGGGCTTCGACCCGTGCCCAGGTCTGCGCCTTATACATATTAGCCGGGTCGTAACTGTACCGATTGGCTACGTAGTAGGCAACAACTTTGCCGTCATCGTCAATTTCCACCCCATTGACAATGCGATTGCCGTTGTTGGTGTTATGCATAACGACGTTGCCTGGCAATGTGATGCCATCAGTATTGATAGCCCATGGATTGCTTATCCGCGCCGCTTCGACGAGCTGGATACGCAGGGAATAGGGCATCAGGGGCCCTGTCGGCCGGTACTTAAACAATGCAAAGGAATCACCATCTATGGCATAGCCCATGTAGGCGATGTCCTGCATGTCATAAAAGTTGTTCCGACCGAAGATATCGCATTCCGTAGATGACGCCCACAAGTTAAACTCGGCTTTTACCTGCCGGCTCCATTGTTCGGCCTGCTCTGCGGTCAATCCCAGCTGCCGATACACAGGACGAGGCGCTACTTTAAGGCCGGCACCGACAATGTTGGTCCGGGACGTGTTGATGGCAGCCGATGCCACCGGCGTACCCAGTACGAGGTCTGAGGACCGGCCCCGCAGGACGCCCAGATTGGCATCAATGTCGCTCTGTGGAGACGACTTGACCGGGCTCCAGGCAGCCAGACTGCCTCTCCGGAAGGATGCACCCGATTCAGAGTACCCGGAGTTCCGTACGGCCTTTCGTGTGATGTTCAGCGTCTTTTCCGTAGGCATCCTCGCCATTTTACTGTGCTTACGTTTTTTCTTTCCCATTTCACACCTCTCAATCTAATAAAATGATACGTTTCGTCCGGGCTCCCGTCGCAGACTGCGCGGTTCCGGCCGTTTCCTCCGGAAGCATGACTCCTGCGGACCGTAATTCATCGATAGCCTTACGGATTTGCTGATAATCGGCCCGGCGGTTCTTAATTGTGCCGTTCTGCCATTCCTGCGCAGTCAGGACCTTCTTTTCGGCCTCGATCAGGGACCTCAGCCGGGCCTGCTGTACCGTGTCACTCATACGACCACCCCTTTCCGTACGCATCCATACTGTTTTTTCGCTGTTTTCTGTTGTACCGCTGCCGGCACTCCGTTAATAGCCTCTTCATACGCTTTCCAGTCCGGCCGAATTGAACGCATACAGGCTAAGTTATAGACCTGAAGGTCAATCGGTTCGTTACGGCCGTCCGGGGCCACGTTCTTCCATTTCTTAACGACCCGGCCCCGGCTCTTCTCGAGGACCAGCTTTTCGGCTAATAGCCCCCGGAAATACCGTCTGTCGTAGCCTCGTTCATCGTCATCCGGGAAATGCATGTACTGCGGACCGGCAGCCGTCACGTTTTTCAGCCTTTGCAGGATATATTCCTTACCATCGTTGACGCCTAAGAGCGTCAGCAGCAGTCCTGGGAAGTTCGTCGCCTTCGCTGGCTTATACAGGAGCGGAACACCGAACTCATGAGCACCACGGATGGCGAAACGCTGCAGATACTGCCTATCCTGACAGTACTGATAGACCTCTTCGGTGTAGTGGCCGCCGGAGTCGATGAACGTCCGAGCCACTTTGAGCGTCCGGCCATCGGAAAACGTGAATTCCCGTGCCAGCAGCCGGTCCAAGTCGGACCAGACATTCGAGTTGGCATCCGGAACGCCTAGCAGGATACCTTTTTCAATGCCCCAGCGCTCTTCTCCTCGTCCCCATCCGGCAATTTCGTATTCCAGACGGTCATCCTGCGTATCAACGGCAGCCGTGAGGAGCAAAACACCGTCCGGGAGCTCGGCTTTATAGGTTTCACGCCTTGCCAGGAGCGGTTCAATGTCCTTAATACTGCTATCCGGATTGTAAATCTCGGCCAAACGGGTATTTACGAAGGTTTTCATCGATTCCTCGTCGTTTTTTGCTTCCAGATACTCCCGGATGATGTCATTCCAATGCACCCAGGGCGATGTAAAGGCGTTTACGTGGAAGGACCGGACCGACGTGACGCCCGGGTTGAGACAAATATAGCCCTGATTACTGGCTTTTACCTCTGCTTCGGTATATTTAAAGCCACAATCGGGGCATACCCACCAAACATTATGTACTTCATAGCTCTTCTGACCGTCTTTTTCGTATTCATCGTACTCGAATTTCATGTCATCGATAGTGACCCAGTGCCATTCACCGCAGTTCGGGCATTGATACCGCCATTCTTCCTGACTCCCCAGCATATATTCGCGCATGATGCGGCTCGTAATGTCTGTGGGTGTCGAAAACAGGCCAATAATGCGGTTCCAGAAATTCGAAGTACGCTTTTCAGCGAGGTTGACCGGGTCGCCTTCAGTACCGGCTGACGGTGCAAACCGGTCTACTTCGTCGCAGACCAGCACACGAATGGACCGCTTTGCAAGGCCAGACGGCGCATTGGACCCGACCAGTGATAAATACCCGCCTGGAAAGAGCTTTTTCAAGATGGTGTTATCGCCATTCCGGGATTTCTGCTCATGGATGCGGTCAGCCAGGACCGGCGTCATGGCGACCGTCGGAGTCAGACGTTCTTTTGAAAAGTCTTTACTGTCCTCTACGGTCGGCTGAACCATCAGCATCGGGCACGGGTCCAGATGGATGAAACGGCCCAACAGATTGAACAGGATTTCAGACTTCCCAAGCTGAGCGCCCAGCATCGCGACCACTTTCGTGACGCCCTTCGACGTAAACGCGTCCATGATAGGTATCTGGTAATTTTTCGACACCCATTTGCCCGGATCTGCGCCATACTCGGCCGGAATCTGCCGATACTCATCTGCCCATTGAGAGACCGTCATGAGCGGAGGCGGTGCCACATCAGCCAGAATATCCTGCATCAGGTCTATCGTTTTCTGAGGGATATTGTGCTTAGCCGTCGTTATCATCCCCCGCATCAAGGTTTTCGAGCTTGGACGCGTCGAATTCTGACAATTCCTTCAGCGCCCGGTTGATTTCTTTCGTCAGCAGCTCGTTAATGTCTTCCGGCGTCTTCCCGGCAAGGGATGTCGCCATCTTGGATGGCAGTGCCAGGAGCGTCCGACGGAAAACGACGACCATATTGCCCACCAGATACGTAATATCCGATGTCTTATGCAGCTCGTTCTTCAGCTCTCCCAGCTTCAATTCTGCAATTTCGCGCTTGGCCTTTTCATGGAGGGCCTTTTCTTCGTCATATGAAACCTCTGCATCCCCCTTTTTCTCGGCTGCCTGCCGATGCAGGAAGACCAGACTCTGCGTCAGGAGGATTTTGCCCTCATCATCGCAGACCAATTCCTCGTCCCGGCACATCTGGGAGACGCGCTGCTGAGTGAGACCGACGATTTTCGCAAATTCGCGCTGCGAGATGATTAATTCCCGCCAGCATTTCGATACATTCACTCCATTTCACCTCCCAATCATGCGTTTTTAGCACAAGTATGCACTCAGGACAAACAAATAATGAAAAAAGTTCACAGCTAGAAAATTATCGGGGTGGCGCCGACCCCTGCGGCTCGCTTATTTTGTGGAAGAACCTAAAAATTATAAGATAAATCAATTTTAACTTAAAATTTTTCAAATTCTCAAAATTAAGCTATGCAATAAAGTAATGCATGAGAAAAGGGAACCCGCGGGCCGGTCCTTCCATCCGGAAAGACAGACCAGCAAAGTTCCCTTATTGCCTAATCTGATATTTTAATTATACCACGTCAAGGGGTGGGGATGCTGGGGTATTTGTGGGGACTTTGTAGAATTTATCGAAAAATCGGGACGAAAACTCATCAAGCGCCGCGTTTTTCAGTTCTTTCCTCACATAATCCGCCGAATACCTCAGACAATCCGCTATTTCCTGCCAATCCTGCAGATTGATGTACCGGCCATACAGGAGGGTCCTGAAGTCCGGCCGTTCTATCTGGTTGACCTGCCGGATAACGACAGTCATGAACCGCCGGAATTCCGTCACGGCCTGCTCCTGCTTACGAAGCTCGCCCTGCATCGCTTCCAGGTCATGTACATCCCACGTCGCACCAGCCGTCGCCCCGCCCATGACTCCATCGATGGCAGCCGTCACACGGCCGGTCGGTCCGCCAAATATCTCCTGTCTCATCCGCCTGATCAGGATATCCCTCTGGATAATCTCCGCCTGTACCTGCCGGTACTGGCTCAGATACTCTTCTGCTGTCATCGATATCTCCGTCTCTTCTTTAACTTCACATCGAAATTGACTTTCTTCTCATGCTCATAGGACGCGCATTCCATGATGGATTTTCCGCCGCAGAAGCGCCACGGATACTTCCGGCGTTCCTCTTCTTTCCGCCTCTGGTATTCCGCCTTTTCCTCATCGGTCATCTGATGGACATGAACTTCGCTATCATCCATAATCACCGGCCTCCTTTGAACCGCTGCCCGGTCTGCTTCAGTCGCCGGGCATGCCGGCACCGACTCTTAGCAATAGCATGCCGGATGGACCGCTGCCAGGACCGGCGTTTTAAATATCGGGAGTGCCGCCTCGCATGCCGCTCCATTGCCAGTAAAATGTTTTCAATCCCTACTATTACTTTGACCTCCATTTGCCTCAACTCCTGTTCGTTCGTATATTTCCTCCATAAACGGAAGGTTTGCAATGATCATCGCATCGCAATTATTCGTTACCTCATCAAATCGTTTTTCTAATACGTCGTTCCGGATGCCAGCCCGTCTCAGATAGGTCAACCCTCGAAGCAGGGCATCCGCCTCGGCTAAGTCCGGATGTAACTCGGCATACCGTTTCTCTATCCGCC